TTTATGACTATGTCTGTATTCTCAAATAATAATTTTATAGAGAATATTACATTAACGACGTACAGACCATCTATTAAAGAAACAGATGCTAACCCAGATGTTACAGCCAGTGGATTTAAAATTGATTTAAAAACTCCAGAGAAACATAAAATACTAGCTGTTAGTAGGGATTTAAAGAAAAAGTTTAAATGGGGTTCTAAAGTGAGAATCACCAATGCTGGGAGGTTTAATGGTGTATATCGTGTTCATGATGTTATGAACAAAAGATATAAAAAGAGAATTGACGTATTAATAGGGTGGAAACAAAAAGCCACTAAATTAAATAATGTTAAAATTATTAGATTGTGACAGAAAAAAGAAGACAATTAAATTTTAAACATCTTTGTCAGAAATATCCAGATATAAATCCTGTTGAGGGGGAAAATCTGGATATTCCTACAATGAGAATAAACATTTTAAAAAAATGCTGGTATGATAAATCTCGTTTTAAATCTGTTACAAGCATAGCTAAAGTGACAGGAATTTCAGAAAGAGAGATATTAAGAACAGCAAGTGATGAAAAATTTACTCAAAGAAGAGATATTAAAACTGTTAAATTATGAAATCAAACAAAGAATCATTAATTATTTTAGCATTATATCTAGCTTTATTAGCTTGGATAATACTTATGCTCACATCATGTTCTGCACCAAAAACAGGTTGTAGATATGTTGTACACAAAAAAGCTTACAGTACATTTTAAATCAAATCAAATGAAAAAAATCACACTCACAGCACAAGAATTTAATGTTTTTAAAGAAATTGCATCATTTATGTATCAATTCTGGGTTTCTAAAGGAATTATACATATCCAGGCACAAGAATCTCAATTGGCAGAATTAGGTTATTAATTTTAGGCTCCCTCATATACATATATGGGGGAGATTTTTACATCACCATCAAAAATTATTTTATGTTAGCAAAAATTGTAATGAAATCTTATATGCCTAAAGAATTAGAATTAGGTATGATGTTTATGGGGGCAGACTCTGTATATGCATTGCACAAAATTCCTAATGATATGGAAAAGTATATTGCTTTACATGGAGCTCCTGTTGAACCTTATATTATTGCAGAAATGCAAAATCCTGATGATCAGCCAATTGTATTAGCCACTCCAGACCAATTAGCTTGGTGGGATGAGGGAGAATTTACAGACGAATTAAGAGATATGACTATTGTAGATCTTAATAGTGTATTGTCTGATTGGGATGGATATATAGAAATTGAAACAGAAGAAGGTGATATTCCTACATTATATGAAGGAAAAGTGACCATTTCTGTATGTTTTGAAGAAGATGCTGAAGAAGATGCTTCTTCATTTTTAGAAGATGAAGACCAATTTTGGAACTGGGAATAAATTTTTTAATTAAAACTTAATAAAATGACGGAAATTAATTTATTTTTAGAAGTTATTGTAGAATTTTTTGTAGCTCTAACTAATTCAATTAAAAATCTTGATACAAAGAAAAAGATTGTAATTAAATTAGTTAATGATCCAAAAGTTCAATCCACTGTGTACCCTTCTCAAACTTATTCTTTTGAGGAGTGGTGTAAAGTTGTTAATGCTTCTTTGTTACATGGAAGAAGCACCAATCATATTGATTGTGATGTGTGAGAAAGCAAGCCCTTAATGCAAAGGTGTTAAGGGCCCTTTTTTATCAATCTTTTCATCAAAAACCCATAATATGCCAAAAGCAACATTAGTTTTTACTTCTAGAAGATTAAATAGAAGCAGAATAAGAGTTTTTACAGCAGATAAAGCAAAAAGATCTGCTATTAAATTCATAGACAAAGTTATGCTGGCAGCAAAAGCAAGCAAAAAAGAATGCTTGTTTAATTAATTAATCAGCCCTCTCATATATAATGGGAGGGCTTAAATTACACACACATGAAAAAATTATTTATTTTATTGCTCATATTACTTTTTAGTAGTATATCAAACGCACAATCATCTTCTTACATATGTTCAAAAACAGAAATCTCTGTTTATAACAACCTATTAGACAAATGGGAAACCAGAGTGGTGGAGGAAGATGCTAATATTAAAATCACAATAGAAAGCAACATTATTATTATCCATGCTAAAGCTAAGAGTATTATTTCTGTAGGAAAAAATATTTCCAAAAAAGAAGAACAAGATTATACAAGTGATATGTTTAATGCTTATGATTATGAATCAGGAGAAACCTGTAAAGTGTGTTTTATTAGGAATAATGTTTCTGGTACACTCACTTTAATGGTATTTAAATCATTAAAATCAAGAGAATTAGCACTTACATATGAATTAAATTAAATATATTATGAATAAAAGAGAAAGACATAAATTATATAAACAATTATTAAAAATAGTTTGTGCAGACCCAGAGGTAAGACAAGGAATATGTTATTATTTAGCAAACTGCACTACTCTTGGAATAACGTTATGCTATCGTATGGAGGAATTATTACCAGAATTATATGAAAAAGCTCCTAAAAAATGGAAAAAAAACTTTTTTTCATACTGGTTTCCTACAACATATGAAGGATGGGAAAAAAGAATAGCTATTATTGAACAATGTATTGAAGAAACAAAATAATTATGAAATATAGAATTTATTTACCAAAAGACAGAGCTTTTTATATTATAGAACATCTTGATGCCTCTTTGTTTAAAATCCTTGAAAAAGAAGGAGAACATAGTTTTTATAAAATGGAATTTGAAATAAAAGATTCTGTAGATTTGTCTTCTTTATTATCAACTATATTTCATTGTGGATTTGAACAAGCATTAAATATTTGAAATATGGCAAAGTTAACAAAAAAAGATAGACACGAATTTTACAAAAAACTGTTAGATTTTACAGTGGAAGATCCAAATCTTGATAATGGAATGTGTTTTTATATACATCGTATAATAATTGACAATTATAAATCAAATACTAAAATTAGAAAATTATATAGAGAATGGAATCACTCTACTACTTATTTTTTAATAGAATGTTTACCAGAATTGTACCATAAAGCTCCTATATTATGGAAAAATTTTCCAAAAGGAAGATATTGGTACTCATTACATAGTAAAAAATATTGGAATATGAGAATAAAACACATTTTTGACTGCGTAAATGAAACAGCATGAGTATATCAGTTAAATACCCCATAATTGGGGCTAAAGTGGTAAGAGGAAAAGATTGGTGTTATGATGAACAAGATGGAGGAGAAGGAAAAACAGGTGTTATAGTAGATAAATTAAAATATGATTGGGTAAGAGTATTATGGGAAAATGGTAATAAAGATGATTATCGTATAGGAAATGAAGGTAAATACGACCTCTATTTTGCCACAGAAAAAGATGCACTCCTTCAAGAAGCTATGGAAAGATTTCCAAGTGGATGTTCTTATGAAGATACAATGGGAAGTCATCATAAAAACATTAAATATAATTATCCATATTGGTGGTCTGAATCAAGGATAGCTTTAAAAGAAGGTAAGGGATTGGTTTATGATAATGGTAAGTGGGCTGTACGTACTGATGTTCCTGTAAAAGAAGAATACGCAAAAATTATTAAACATAAAACAATAAATACAGATCAAAATGGCGAAAAATCAAAAAGTAATCCCAGCAGCAATGGGTCCACAAACACAACAAATGTTGAATGCAGTACCAAACGAGAAAATGGAATTAAAGTACAAAGACTTAATTTCAAAATCCCAACAACAGTTAGAAGCGGAGGAGCTGGACTTAAAAGTTCAAATTGCAAAGTCAGATTTGGAAGTAACAATAGCTACCACCAAAAAAGACTTAGCATCAGCTAGACGTGAATTAATTGCTGCTCAATCAGCTGTTCCTTACAATGTACAATATGAGTTAGATGCTTATCAACAAGTGCAAGGATTGGAATCAGCATTAGATTTTGCTGAAAGAATTTTATTACAGAGATTTTAAATTACAAAAAGAGGGAATGTAACTATTCCCTCTTTTTAATTTATTATGTATGAAAAATGTAAAAGTAGGGGATAAAGTTAGAGTGCTGAAACATTCTGGACATAAAAAAGAAGATTTTAAAGATAATTCCATAGAAGAAGGAGAAATATGTATTGTTTTTTATATAGATAGCTACACGGAGCCTCTTGCTTATGTAAATAGAACAGGAGCAAATAATAAAATAGAACCATATGAAGTATTATATGGGTATGAATATGAACTTTTTATTGATATTCCTGCATGCACCTACTATAAAATGCCTTCTATTAAACATGTGATACATACAGAAAAATGGTTAGTCTCAGTTGGTTATGAAATGGCTCAACCTATGGGAAGAGATCCGAATTATTTATTTATACATGGGAGTACGAAAAAGTTCCATTACAATAATTCTGAAAGTTATAATGATGATGATTATAAAGAATTTGAAGAATTATATAAATATGGAATGCCTATATTTATTGAACAGTCGGTTCCTGAAGAAAATCCATTAATAACAGAAGCTAAGAAAAGATACCCTGTAGGAACAAGTTTTCATCCAGCTCATGTAGCTAATTCAAGTTTTTATTGTACTATTACAGAAAATTCCGTCTTTAAAATAATAAGTAGTGATGAAATAACTGCTAGTATAAATCAACAAAGTTGGGTAGATCCTGATTTATCAGAAAATAAAATATACGGAAACTGTCAGCTTAATAGGACTGTTTATTATAATGGAAAATGGGCAGATATAGCAAATGTTCCACGTGAAACAGAGAAGAAAAAAGAAAAAGTAGAAATATTCCCTGGAATATACATAGGAGATATTGTAGTTTCTTTGAATATAAAAGGAAACAATAGAGATGAAGGAGATATGTTTGAGGTTTTGCCTAATAGTTTTGACAATTCTTTATATTATAAAAAAGATGTAAATTCTTCTGATAGAAGGGATTGGAGAAAAGCTACACCAGAAGAAATAAATGCATATAATTTAGGAGCACGTAATATTGATAAATTAATCAGTATTAAAACTGACAAAGATGAAGTTATGTATTGCAAAGATGATGATTTTAATTATACAATACCTCCATCTCCTTGTCCTGAAATAGAACTTCCTAAAGAAAAACATAAAGAAATTGAAGCAATATCTGTATTTTTACCTAAAAAACAACAAGGTATGAATATGGATGTATTTACACAACAAAGTCCAGTGGTACTAAGTAAACCAAAACCACAATTAATAACAATTTAAATCAAAAACCATGTCAAACGAAATCAAAAAAGGTCAGTTGTTCATCAATCAAGTAATTGCACGTCTTAAAGGAGATAATGCAGAAGTGTTAGCTAATAAAATAGCTCGTAAAGGACTTTCAGCAGTTGAGGGTCAGTTAGCAAGTCTTAACTCTAAAAGAGTGGATCTTGAGTCAGCAGTAGAAGATGCAGAAGAAGCATTAATTGCTGCAAAGTTTCCAACAGAGTTAATCACTTCTAACGAGAACTACATTCAGAACATTTTAAATGCTCAGAATAAATTAAACAATGCTAAAGCTGATTTACAAGCAACAGAAGAAGCAATTGTATATTTTACAGATCTTTTGAATAGTTATTAATTACATTAAAAATGTACAGGTGTAAAAGCCTGTACATTTTATTAAAATTTTTAATATGAGTAATAATAAAGTAGAATTAATTTCGTGGCATAATGGAGACCGTGGAATTGCAAGAGCAGCGTGGACTTCTACTAACATAGATGTAGATAGTAAAACAGATCTTCAAATAGAAGACCTTATAGTGAATAAACTATGGAATAATGGTACAGGAAAACCACACAAAACTCCTTTTGAAAGAGGAATAGTGGAGTTTAATATTACCTGCGAACAGGCTTCACATATACATATGATTAAGCATCGTTTAGCAAATATTAACGGAGAAAGCGCAAGATATAAAGAGTTGAAAGAAGATAAGTTTTATCTTCCTGAAGATTGGTGGGAAATAAGAGTGACACCTGATGTAAAAGATGATTTAGAATATCCTCAAGAGGAATATATGGATTGGTTTCACGCTTTAGAATTATACACTGAATTAGGAAACAAATTATATCATAAAGCTTTAGCTCAATTAACCCCAATATTAGGACGCAAGAGAGCAAAAGAATCAGCAAGGTTTTTTAAAACCATGAATAGTCAACTTACATTATCTGTAATGATGAATATGAGTTGTTTTCAAAACTTTGTCACACTTAGAGCAGACGATGCAGCTCAGAAAGAAATTCATGAAATAGCAGATATGATGGTGGAAGCTGTAGAAAATATAGAAGGCAACCCATTTAAACACACATTAAAAGCATTTGGTATATGAAAAGTGTTATATTAATTTGTATTTATTTTGTATTATTGTTTGTTTGTTATAAAAGTGCTCAATATAAAAAAGACGATTATGAATAACTCAATACATGATTATGTATTTCATTTTAATGAATATACAAAACTTTGGTATGCAATACCTAGAAATGTTTACAAAGAATACTGGGACAATCAAGACACTAAAGGTGTATTAAAATCAAAAGAAATATCTGTTTTGATTGAATTAATTAACAAAGGCACTCAATTTATAGAAAAATTATGAAATTATTTAGAATTAAAGCAAGACTAAATCAAGAATCTATAGGAAGAACATTTTCAAAAAAAAATGAATATCATGTAGGAGTGGTATCAATGAACAAATGCCCTATAGTGGTTAAAGGAGATCCTACATTAATCTCTGAAACAATCTTTCATACAGAAGATGAGATTAATAGAGCTGTAGAGCTTATTGAAAGAGAGAATTTCTTTGATGTAGAAGTCATCCTTGTTAATAAAAAGAAAAGAAAGGATTATGAAAAAATCAATAGAAAATGAATTATATTGTAACAAAAAACAGACAATATTTTGAAAAAATTGGAGATTACCAATATTGTGATATTTCTGAAATGATATTTCCTGATGTAGTGTCTATAGATACAGAAACATCTGGATTGTTTCCAAGGAATTCTGATGTGTTTTGTGTTCAAATTGGAACAGGAACAAATAATTATCTTATACATATGTATGATGATAATTATGAATTTAAAGATGTTGTTCCATATATAAAAGACAAAACATTAATTTTTCATAATGCATTATTTGATCTTGGTTTTTGTTACAAACATAATTTTTACCCCGAAAAGGTTAAAGACACTATGTTAGCCACAAAAATCTTATATAATGGAGATATTTTTAACTTAAAAGCAGATTTTAAATCTGTTATGGAAAGAGAATTAAACATTACATATGATAAAACAGATCAAAAAAACATACATATTGTAAAACTTAGCCAACCCAGTACAATTCTTTACTCTTTTAATGATGTAGACAGACTTATAGAATTACATGATGCATTAGAAAAAAAAATAATATCAGGAGGATATACAGAAACATACAACTTACATTGTGAATATATTAAAGCACTAGCTTATATGGAACAATGCGGGCTACCAATTAGTTCTGAATCATGGAAAAACAAAATGTTAGAAGATCAAACAAATGCTTTTAAATGGAAAACATTAATTGAAGAATATATTTATGATAATATTCCTGAATATAGACAATCTCAATTAGATCTATTTAGTCAAGATAAAAAAATAAGTGTTCTTCTTACATCTCCTTTACAAATGGTAAAAGTGTTTAAAAAATTAGGAATAAATACTAAAGATAAAGAAGGTAAAGATTCTATTAATGAAAGTATAATATCAAAGAGTAAACATGAGTTTGTTGATATGTGGCTTAAATATCAAGAAGCAAACCATAGAGTGACAACATTTGGCGACACTATTTTTAAACAAATAGAAAATGAACGTATTTATACTAATTTTAATCCTATGGTGGATACAGCTAGACTTTCAACCAGAAAAGGGCATATTAACTTTTTAAACTTTCCTTCTGATAAAGCTACAAGAAAATCTTTTAAAGCTAATGAGGGAAATGTTATGGTGGTATGTGACTGGAGTGGTCAGGAAACTGTAATAGCTGCTGATCTTTCTCAAGATGAAGCTATGACTAAATCTGTTGTAGAAGGAGCTGATCTTCATTGTTTGTTAGCAAGAGTGTTATTTCCAGAAATAGCTGATCTTACAGATGAAGAAATTATTAAACAACACAAAGATAAAAGACAAGCTTCTAAGAGCCCAAGATTTGCAATGTCCTATGGAGGAAATGCTTATACAATTCACATGAATGAAAGTATTCCATTAAAAAGAGCTCAAGAAATTGAAGATGGATTTAAAAAATTACATGAAGGACTGTATACATGGGGTGAACAAGTTTTTCAACAATCTATAGCCACTGGATATATTGAATCAGCGGATGGATGGAAATTAAAGCTTCCTAAATATGAAAATTTTTTGGAATTAAAAGACAAAGTGGAGTCTATTAAAAAAGAGGAGTGGCAATTGTATAAACAAGGCAAAATTGATTATAAAAAACAAAAAGAAGACAAAACACACATTATAAAAGATCTTAATGCTTTTAAATTTTATAAATCAAAGAAAAAAGATGTTTCAGACTTTTTTAAACTAAAATCTGAATACCAGCGTTTGTGTTTAAACAATCCTGTTCAGTCTAGAGGAGCTCATCAGCTAAAAAGAGCTACAGTGATGTTATTTAATTGGATAAAAGAAAATAATTATTTAAATGTAGTGAAGATAGTTAATACAGTGCATGATGAATGTGTTTTAGAATGTCCAACAGACATTGCAGAAATTGTAAAAATACAATTAGAAAAATGCATGGTGGAAGGAGGTAATTATTACTTATCTAATTTACAAATTAAAGCTGATGCTCAAATTGGAATATCTTGGGGAGATGCAAAATAATACATTATGGCTAAAATAAATCGTGAAAATATAAGTGAACATTTGCTTGATTATCAACTATCTATGATAGACAGAAGCATTTATGAAGCTCTCATCAACCCAAAATGGAGAGAGGAATGGTGTATAAACGAAGAACAATACAATCAGTTTAAAAGATATGCCATTCCTCTTTTAAAAAAAGTGTTTAGATGTAACAAATCTAAAGCAGAAAAAACATTAGAATGGTTTCACAGCCAATTTGGTTTAAAAATTAAATGATTATGGAAGATAAAAAACACACACACTTTATTGAGGTATGGTCAGGATATAAAAATAAACCACATAATACCGAATGCGTTGAAATAGAAAAGTTACCAATATATTTAAAAATCACAGAAGAATATATGTTTTGCAAAACCGTTGCTATTTGGAAAATTAAATTAAAATAAATTATGAAAACAATAATAATAACAATAATAATAACAATAATAGTATGGGAAATAGTAAGAGGAATACTAAAAAAATTAATCCTAAAGTACATGAACGACATGTAATGATAAAGTTTTTTTTATTAGTAATTATAGCTTATATAGGACTTTTTATTATGGCTATTATTCAAAAAATTAAAGAACTTTTTATAAAATCATAATTATGACATTTGAAAAATTATAAACTATGGCTATAGCTTTATTAAAATTTGATCTAAATGATCCTGAAGATGAAATACAGCATAAGAGAGCTATAAAATCTCTTGATATGATGTTATGTTTCTGGGATATTAGTCAATATTTAAGACAAATAGTGAAATATGAAGACAATTCTAAAATATCAGGAGATGATATGGCTGATAAAATAAAAGAAAAATTCCATGAAATTTTAGATGAACATGGTATTTCAATTGATGAATTGTTGGGCTAAATTTTTAAAATATGGTGGAATTAAAAGTGGATTTTGAAAGAGAATTTTTAAAAGATTATATATATTTGTTAGAGGAGAATATGATCCTGGACAAAGAAATTCAAAAAGAAATGCACAGCAGAAAACCTGCTAAAATAATTGTAATAACAGAAAAAGTAGAAGAAAATGAACATAACCCCCTACCATTTTAAAGAAATAACTAATAAAGGATACAATTTAGATATTATATACACTTTAAAGCTTGTAGAAGAGGGAGTGGATGTCAAATCTTTTTGTGAAGAAGCTCCTAAATTAAAAATAGTTTATCAATCTATAATAAGAAAAGGATTAATATCAGAACAGGATTGTCTAACCACAGACGGGAAAAGTCTTCTCAAGTTTTTAGAAACACCAGCAAATGAAGTTGTTAAATTGATTAAACAAAAACCTAATTCTTCTGATTTTGATCTTTGGTGGAAAACCTATCCCTCTACAGACACTTTTGTTATTAAAGGAACAAACTTTTTAGGTAGCAGATCATTTAAAGTGAAAAAAGATGAATGTAAACTTAAATTACAAAAAATCCTTGCAGAAGGAGAATATACAATTGAAGAGCTTGTAAAAGCTTTAGAATTAGATGTATTCCAGAAGAAGGAAAATTCCTTTAAAACAAAAACAAATAAACTTAGCTTTCTCCAAAACAGTCTTACATATTTAAATCAAAGAAGCTTTGAAGGATATATAGATCTTATTAGACAAGGATTTTCTCCTAAAGAAGAACCAGAGATAGTAGGTAGTACAGACATATAAATATTTAATATGAATTTTCAGGAATTAAACAAACAAGTGGAGCTAGGACTGTCAAATAAAAACAGTGGAATTCCTATGGGTTTTAACAGGCTTAATAAATATATTGGTATTAGAAAATCCATATATACATTAGTGGGAGGGCTTACGGGCTCAGGAAAAACATCTTTTATTGATGATGCATTTGTTTTAAATCCATTTGATTGGTTTATTTCTAAAGAAGGCCAAGCTTCAGGAATAAAACTAAAAATATGGTATAGATCTATGGAGCGTAGCAGAGTGTATAAAATGGCTAAATGGGTGTCTAGGAAAATATTTCTTGATCATGGTATAATTATCACTGTTCCTAAACTATTAGGCTGGACAGAGAAAATGAACCACGATGAACATGATCTATTTTTACAATATGAGGATTATGTGGAAAGAATGAATGATGTAATTACAATTATTGATGGTCCAGAGAATCCTGTAGGTATAGCTAAAGAATTAAAAGCTTTTGCTGAAAAGAATGGAGAAATAGTTCAAATAGATCAATATAATAAGAAATACATTCCTAATGATGAAAGTCAGATAGTTATTCCTATTATAGATCATATTGGCCTACTTAAACTCACTAAAGATCAACCTACAAAGAAACAGGCTATTGATAAAATGTCAGATGAGCTGAGATATGCTAGAGATTTCTATGGATATAGTCCTGTTGTTGTTAGTCAGTTCAATAGAGATATTTCCAACCCAATAAGAATGAAAAATGGAGATGTAGAGCCCCAATTAGAAGATTTTGCAGAAAGCTCTTCCACACAAAATGATGCTGATGTTGTTTTAGCTTTATTTGACCCTATGAGATATAAAGTGCCAGATCCTTCTGGATATAGTCTTGAAAAGCTAAAAGATGAATTTGGTGCTAAATATTTTAGAAGTCTTAGACTAATAAAGAATTCTTATGGGTCAGATGATGTAAGAATTGGTCTTGCATTTTTGGGTGAAATAGGTGTATTTAAAGAACTTCCTAGAAGAAAAAACATAACAGATGCTGATTATCAAGCTGTTGTAAATAAATCTTATTTTTTAAACCAATAAATAATTATATGTCAGGAGGTAGATTTGATTACATACAAAATCGTTTGCCCGATGTGGCAGAAAGTATTGAAAATGTAATAGAAAGAAATGGAAAAAGAAAGACTAATGATGAATTAAAATTAGAATCTTGGCACTCATTAGATTGGTATGAAAAATACCCAGAGGACTTACATCATTATAAATATCCAGATGAAGTGATAGAAGAATTTAAAAAAGGAGTGGAAATTATTAAAAGAGCTTATGTTTATATCCAAAGGATTGATTGGCTTTTATCTGATGATGATGGAGAAGAGTCTTTTTTAGAAAGATTAAATAAAGAATTAAAAAATTTAAAAAATCAATAATGGACAGTGTATCAATAGAAGTGGAAATACTTCCAGAAATTCCTGTAACATTTACAGGAGAACCAGAATTCCATGATGATAGTTTTACCCATGAATTTGGTACAGAAGTGATTAAATACTGGTGCGTAGATAAGTTTACATGGGACAAAGAAGGCCACACAGAAGAAGAAATAACCAAAATTGAAGAGTGGTTAGGGTTCACTTCTAACAAAGATTGGATTTGTGAAAATTTAACAAATAAAATAAAAAAATGACCAGAGAACTTTATTTAACTTACAGAAATCAAAATAATGCTGCTATCTTATATGAATGGTATAAGGAAAAATTTGATTCTGTAAAACATCGTCCATTTTTATCATTCAATGAATTTTTTATATATCTACCTATGTGGGGAGATATAAACAATATTTATCAAAAAATTACACAAATTTTAGATGAAAAGTTTTCTATTAGAAAACTAATGAATTCAAATGGTGAGATAATAAATTACATATGAGCAAACAAAATGAAATTCAAGAAAAATTTATAACAAAAGGACTTAGTTTTCTAAAAAAGAATAAGAAAGGGTATTTCGATCTTGCTATGAGATTTGGTAAATGTCGCACCACTATTGAAATACTTAAAAATCTTGTTCCTGCTCGTAGTACAATTCTTATAGCTTATCCAGATAATAAGTTAAAAGCCACTTGGCAATCAGAATGTGAAACATGGGGATATAAGAATCCAAACATTTTTTATGTAAATTTTAGTTCTCTAAAGAAACATGCTACACATATATTTGATGTATTTGTTATAGATGAATTACACAGTTGCTCAGAAAATGAGAGAGAATATGCTCATCAAATAATGAATAATTGTGAATATACAATTGGACTTTCGGGCACTATTACAGCAGACACTGCTGAATTATGGGATATGAAGGAAATAGCTTCTTACAGTACAGACGATGGTATAAAAGCTGGTATTCTTGCGGATTACAAAATTACAGTGCATGTAGTGAATTTAGATAATAAAATATATACAAAAGATTCCAAAGGAAAGTCAAAGACAGAGAAACAAAGATATGATGCTTATACATGGGTAATTGAAAAACTAAAAAAAGAAGGAAGAGATTTTATGTTTTTAGCTTTAACAAGAAACAGACTTTCTCAATCCTCTGTAGGAAAATTACATTATGTTCAAGCTTTATTGGAAAAACTAAAAGACAAAAGAGTCTTGGTATTTACAGGACTATCTAAAGCTGCAGATAGTATTGGTATTCCTTCCTATCATACAAAAAGTAAAAATGATGATGCTTTTGTTGCTTTTCAAAATGAAGAGATTAATCATTTAGCTTTAGCTGCTATGGGAAAAGTGGGAGTGACATACCCTCATCTTGATTCTGTTATATTAACAAATTTTGTGTATGCAGCTGAGGAAAATGCTCAGATTTTGAACAGATGTATAAAATTAGATTATCAAGAAAAAGTAGCAGACATGCATGTAATTTGTTTAAATGAACCTGCAGAAATAAAAAAATTAAAAGAAGGGCTTAGTTTATTAGACTCTTCAAAAATTATTTGGCAGTATTAAATATTTTACATATATTTGTGAACAAACTTCTCAAATATGATTGATAATTACGGAAAATACTACTTGTATAGACACATAAGACTTGATAAAAACGAACCTTTTTATATAGGAATTGGTACTAAAAAAGAGTCTAAAGCTAAAATAAAATTTAATAAAAAGTTTCAAAGTATTAAATATATATATGATAGAGCATATTCAAAAATAAGAAAAAGTTCTAAAATTTGGAATTTAATTACAGCAAAAACCGATTATAAAGTAGAAATCTTGTTAGAGTCAGACAGTCTTTCTTTTATAAAAGAAAAAGAAAAGGAATTTATAGCTTTTTATGGGAGAATTGATAAAAATACAGGAATTTTAGCTAATATGACAGATGGTGGAGAAGGAATGACTGGAACTTCTAGAAAATTTACAGAAGAACAAAAAATAAAACATAGAAATCATACTTCTTGTAAAAAAGTAGTAAAATTAGACAGTAACTATGAAATAGTTGAAATTTATCTTAGTTCTAGAGAAGCAAGTAGAAAAAATTTTATTTCTAAAGTATGTGATATTTGTAATGATAAATGTAAATTAAAAAATGGATTTACTTATAGATATTTAAATGACTACATTTTTTATAAAAATAAAGAAAACTTTTATATTAAAGGAAGTAAGTACATAATATATGAAAATAAAGAATGGCACATACATGATTTTTGTAAATATATAGCTAACATAAATAAAACTTCTTATGTTAAAATTTATAATAGATTACAAAAAGGATTATCAATAGATGAATCTATAAAACTAAATACAAAACTTAAACCTTCTAAATATATTTATATAATAGAAAATGTTAAAACTGGGGAAAAAACAAAATTTAAAACAATGATTGAATTGTGTAATGAATTAAAAGAACAGAGACCTACAATATGGTATAGAATAAAAAATAAAACTGTAAAAAATGGGTTTATAATAAAGAAAGAAAGTCTTTCAATGTTGGATGAAAACAAAATAAGTTATATCTTTGGTTAAAACAATTTAAAACAAAATAAAAATGGCAAGCAAATTAATTGGCATAGTGGGCCAAACAGGAACAGGAAAATCAACATCAATTAAACATTTAAATCCAGAAGAAACTTACATTATTAACGTAGCAAAAAAAGAATTACCTTTCAAAGGAAGTGAAAAACTGTATAATACAGAAAAAAAGAATTATAAAGAAGTGGACGATGCTATTGAAATTACACGTTTATTAAGAACAATTTCAGAGAAAGCTACCCACATCAAAAATATTGTGATAGAAGATTCTAATTATATAATGGGTTTTAATATGGTGGCTAAAGCTACAGAAACAGGGTACACTAAATTTAGTGTTATGGCTAAAGATATGGTGGAATTGTTTAGAGAAGCCAGAAAGCTAAGAGATGATATAAAGGTGTTTTATTTCACTCATCCAGAAACAGTGGAAGATGGTGGTGATATTATTGGGTATAAAATTAAGACAGCTGGTAAATTGATTGATAATCAAGTGCTATTAGAAGGACTTCTAACAGTGTGTTTATACACATTAGTAGAAGAAAATAAAGATGGATCAGCCTCTTATTATTTTATAACAAATAGATATAAAAAGTTCCCAGCGAAAAGTCCAGATGGTATGTTTAGTGAATTAAAAATTCCTAACAATTTACAAGAAGTGGTAAACAATGTAGACAACTATTATAAATAAACAATTAAAAACAAAACAAAATGAGTACAATTGGCGGAAAAAAGAGAGAGCAACAAAATTTTGACAGTCCTATTAGAAAGATTGGCCTTGCAGAAATGAAAGTGATAGCTATTAATCCTGATGAGGAAGAGTATAAAGAAGTGTTAAAAATGGAGCTTAAAGAAGGAAGCAAAGCTACAGAATATTTAGGGGAAAGTCAGGATGGTAATAAAACTCTAAGAGTTGATTTTTGGATGGAAGAAGTGAAAAGCAAGGATAAATTTAAGGTGACTTTCTTCTTAGAAAATAAAATGAGATGGAATAAAGACAACACTAAACAACAATATATTAATAATTTAGGGTCTTGTTCTTGGGCTGAAGATGAAAATGAATTACAAGATTGGTTTAAAAAGAGAGAGTATAGGGCAGCTTATATAGGAGAAGAAGATCTTTACAACTTCTTACGCACTTGGTTAGGAAATTTAGACTATAAAGATGCAGAAACCACTTTACAAATTGAGTGGGCTAAGCTTATGAAAGGTAATGTTAAAGACCTTAAAGCACAAATTGATGGAGAATATGCTACAAGTTTCTTAGCTCTATTAACTATCAAAACTGTAGAAAAAGAAGGAGAAACTAAAGAATATCAATCTGTATATAACAGAGCTTTTCTTCCAGCTTATTTATTAAAGCAATTTAGACTTATAGACTATAACAATTCTGATGTTCAACGTAGTTTAAAATCAAAGCTTTCTAAAGAATTAAAACCTGCAGAAAGATTTGTTGTTAATGTTACAGGAGAATATGGTTGTAAAGATTTTTATACATTTAAAGATGCAAAAGAATACAACGCTTCTGAAAATTTAGTAGCATCAAATGATACTATTTCTGAAGATGATAGTGACTATTAATCCCCCTGTTTTTTGATTTAGATAAAAGCCTCAATAGAAATATTGGGGCTTTTTTATTAAGTTTGTAGTATGATACATGGAAGAAAAAAATTAAAATTAACCCCAGAAACAGTGTTATCTAAAATCACTCCATATGATATATTTATGTATTATATGCCTAGTAAGAATTGGAAATTAAATAGTGTCACTTATTCCCCTTTTAGACAAGAAAATCATCCTTCTTTTTTAATAGGAAATAAGAATGGAGATCTTTCTTTTATAGACTTTGCAGATACAGGTAAAAGAGGTGATTGTTTCCAATTTGTGAAGCTTATGTACAATCTGTTTTCTATAGATGAGGTGTTAAAAATGATAGATAAAGATTTTTCTTTGGGAATATCAACAGGAACCTTTTCAGAAGACTATAAGAAAATAACTTCCCAATATAAACAACCAGAAGAATTAGGTAAAAGGTATTCTTTAATACAAGTGATTACTGGAAAGTTTACAAAAGAAGAACTGGCATACTGGAATCAATATCACCAGGATATACAAGATCTTAGAGATAATAACATTTATTCTGTTAAAAAAGTGTATTTAAACAAACAATTGTTCTATTTAGACGATAACCAACTAAGATTTGGTTATTATTATGACGGAAATTGGAAAATATATTCACCTTTTGCAGATAAAAAGAAAAAATGGGTGCCCAATAATGTACCTATTAATACATTAGAAGGAAAAGATAATATCAAAGATTGTGATGTGGCTCTAATTTCTAAGAGTAAAAAAGATCTCATGGTGTTAAAAAAAGTGTTTCCTTGCGTATGCGCTGTTCAAAATGAAGGAATTGCTTGTTTTTCTGAGGAAAATGTACAGTTTTTAAAAGATAATTCTAATAAACAGATTTTGTCTTTTGATAGTGACATTACAGGTGTAACAAACAGTCAACAGATAACAAAATTATTTGATTTTGACTATTGTAATGTTCCTAAGGAATATTTAAAAGAAGGTATTAAAGATTTCGCAGATCTTGGAAAAATACACGGATTAAAAACAATTGAAAATTATTTAAAACAAAAACAATTATTATGAAAAATGAAATGAGAAAATGGGCAATGGATAGAATAAAAGAACACCCACAATACAACCAAGAGATTACAGATTTATGGAATTTATGTATGAGTGAGATTGAAGAAGGAGGATCTGAATCCCACGAATTAGAGTTATTTAGAAACGATGTTGAAGAACTAATAAAACAAAATTAATATGACACAGAAGCAATTAGTAGAAACAATTCAAGAAAATATTGAGTGGTTAAGTACAACAGAAGGAAATGAGGTAGAATGTATAGGAATAGAGAATTTAGAAAGTATTTTAAGTAAGTATTTAGGAAAAAAGGTGCGTATTAGTTTAGACGCAGAAACAATTGTAGAAAAGGAAAGTAGATTTAAACAATTAGAATTATTTTAATATGGAATGGAGTAAATTTTCACATCATTTTCATCCCTCTTGGGAGCATAAAATCAGACCATTTATAGAGAGTGAGGAATGTAACAACATATATAAATTTTTAAAATCTGAGTCACAAAAAGGAAAAAAATTAGCTCCTATTTCTACAGATACATATAAAGTTTTTCAACTAACACCTTTAAATGAGGTGGTAGCTATAGTGCTTGGTATGTGTCCCTACCACACTACTAAAAATAATATGATAGTGGCAGATGGACTTGCTTTAGGATGTTCTAATACAAAAGAATTACAACCTTCTTTGGAGCAATTTTATAATGCCATTGAAAAGGATGTTTATGGAGGAATGTGTTTAGAGGGGTTTAAATCTTTCGATGTTTCCTTTCTATCCAAACAAGGAGTGTTAATGTTAAATGCTGCTTTAACTACAGAAATAGGAAAAGCTGGGGCACATATGGATATTTGGACTCCTTTCACTACATATTTATTTAAAAATATATTTAATTATATGGATGTGCCTATAATAATGTTAGGTAAAGAAGCTCAAAAATATGGACAATACATCACTAACCAGGAGATGTTATTTCCACTATCTCATCCAGCTTCAGCATCCTATAAAAAAACAGATTGGGATTCAGAAGGAGTTTTTAAAAAAGTGACAGAAATAGTTAAAAATACAAATGGAAACAACCTCGATTGGTGGGAAATGTGTCCATTTTAAAAATCAAAAATTATGGAATTACAAATAATAGAAGTGAAAGACTTAGAAGTGGGAGATGAAATAATCATCTCTTGCCAGTCTTATTTTAAGTATTTAAAAATACTTAGAAAACCTACTTTAAGTGGAAAAACCCACTGGAGTAGAGGAGTTCCTTTGTATAAAGCTGTAAAATGCTCTACACGTAGAGAAGAAAAAGATATAACTTGGAGAACACATCTTGGTCAAACAATCACTCGAACAGAGAGAACCTGGGGATTTGGCCCAGAAAATCATAACTATACCCAGTATATAGATTTAGAATACAGACAAATGATATTAATAAAGAAAAACACACAATAAAACATGATACTAGAAAAACAAACAGACGCAACAATCCTATCAGAAGGAAATTCTCAAGATTCAATTGGGATGAGCCTAGACTTAGATTCTGCACAAATGTTGATGCAGATGTTAAGTAAGAATTTATATTCAGATGGTATAGGAAGTACAATTAGAGAAACAGCCAGTAATGCATTAGATTCACATAGAAGAGCTGGTATTGATAAACCAATTGTTGTTAGCTTTAAACAAAATAATCAAGGAAATTATGAATTCTCTGTAGAAGATTTTGGTGCAGGCCTAGATGATGATGATGTTAAAAACATTATTAGTAAATATGGTAAATCCACTAAAAGAACACAAGCTAATGAATTGGGAATGTTCGGATTGGGCTTTAAGAGTCCTTTAGCTTATTCTTCTTCATTTTATTTTGTTTGTAGGAAGAACGGAGTGGAAAGAAAATATATGATGTATGAAGGAGAAGAAATTAACACTATAGATCTTCTTTATGAAACTCCTACAGAAGAATGTAATGGTGTAAAAGTGATTGTTCCTGTTAATTATAGAGACAGACATGATTTTGTAACGAAAATTAAAGAACAATTGGCTTATTTTGAAAATGTTTATTTTAATGTAGACGGGATTTCTAACGATTTCACTATATTTAGAGGGGAACATTTTCAATTTTCTGAACTTTGTACAGATAAAAAACTCCATATTTGCTTAGACAATGTCTACTACCCAGTTGATTTTTCAAAACTTGGAATAGAGTCTATTTGGTTCCCTGTTGCATTGAGATTTGGTCTTTCTGATGGAATATTTCCTATTCCTAATAGAGAGGCTATAAAAATGACAAAAGAGGCTAAAGAAGCTATTTTAAATAAAATAACACTTGTAGCAGACTATTTTGTTAGCAAATATAATCAAAACATTGAGGATGGGGATGATATTAGAGCTGTTTTTAATTATTTTGATTCTAATTATAGGTATGTAAAAGGATTCAAAGAAGGAAACAGTCTGGATATTAAAGACCTAAAAATGTTTTCAAACATTTCTCTTAAAGCTCCTAAATTAAAGAATATAAATTTATTAGATTTACGAGATTTATATCATAATAGAACTCATTTAACATCAGAATATGAGAAAAAATATCAACTATCTAGAGGAGTATTTAGAGAGTGTAAGAGGTATTGGGATATGAATTTTAACTATTCAGATTTCTTATATAAAAAATGTTTCTTCTTTTCAGACAGAATAAGTGGTGTTAAAAAGGACTATTTAAAAGCTACATTTAAAGGAGCAGAACTCTTCTTTATAAAGAAAGTGGGAAGCTATCAGCTTGGTAAAATGAATAGAGCTAATGACTATAGCAAATATTATATAGATCTTTTAACATTAAGAAAACATCCAAAATCTGAATGGAGAGCACGCATCAAAGAATTTCAATATATCATGTCCCTCATCACTGCAAATGTGGTAGATCTAGATGCTTTTGAAATTCCACAAGACTGGCTAGACAATCGTAAAAAAGAAAAAGATGCTTTAAAAATAAAAATTCCTTCTTTAGGAAGAAAAACTCGCTTAGAAGGAGAAATTGTTGGTAAAAGGGCAGAAAAACTAGAAAGATTTGTTAATGGTAAGAATTCTAAATTGGTCCCAATAACATACAAATTAGAAAATTTGCATAAGCAAAAAGGAATGATTGTTTATGGAAATAATCAAGATGCTGAGAAAATAGATAAATTATATTCTGTTTTTCCAAAAAAAGTGTCTTTTGTAGTGTTTTCTGATAGAGAACTTAAGCTTTTGGAAAATGTGAACATACATAATTTAATACCATTAAACAAGTTTATGGAAGGGAAAAATAAACCATTTAAAAGAATTGTAACAGCTTATTTAATTAATAGTTTTATTAGTGAGAATAGAAGTATTTTCAGTAAAAAACAAAGACTTGAGGATGTTTCTATAGATCTTTATTCTAAAGTGAGAATGCTAGAAGATTACAAAGATAAACATTTTCAAAGAGGGTCAGATGAAATATACAAAGCTATGTTTGAAGTGGCTATACAAAATAATTTATTTGATACAGAAGTGTTTGTTATTTACAAAGAAGTAAAAGCTGTTTTTGCAAAACTTCCTTTCTTAAAGCCTCTATTTATTGAAATGAGTGGGTATTCTAATCAAGAGGGGATGCATTTAGTTTTATGCGATCTTTTCAAATATTACAAACAAAAAATAGATTGGAAAAACTACAAATTAGTGTTAAATGAAGAACCTACAGACCTTACAGAGACAATTGTAGAAGATTTAGTGGAAAATTAAATAATAAAAGGGGGATAAATTTCCCCCTTTTAATGTATATTTATGATTACAAATTTAGAGCTTTTTAAACATGTAATATATTATATGTTAGGCAATATGCCTGAGTTAGAGATGGAAGATTTTAAAATAATGTGGCAGGCTCTAGCACATAAATGGAATATCTACATTCCTGAAGAAAAATGGAATGATTTTTTAGAGAAAATTAATAATAGTGAAATTTATAATAATTATGTAAATTTTACTGAAATTTTTAACAATTATTTTTACAATTAAAAAACAAAAAACATGGGACTATTTAGTTTAGACTGGTTTAAAAGCGAAAAAACAAAACAATTAGAAGCGTTAAAATTAGAAGAGCAAAAAATTAAAAATTTATTATTTACAAAGCTTTTTACAGAAGACGAGGAACCACAATCTGTTGTAAAACCCTATTTGAATGTAAAGTTAGTGAATAGTGTACTTACAGTGGTGTTAAATGATGGTGCTATTTTAAGCAAACCAAATGCTACACAAGAAGATTTTAATAAAGTGAGAATTGTTTCTAGTGAAGAAGAAATACTACTTATTATGGGTAGCGAAGAATCATTAACTGAGAAGAGACAAAAAGAAGCAGAAATTACTAAAATGCGGGCTATTCAAAAAGGATTTTCTCTTCTTTATAAAACTAATGATTTTGATATAGTGGAGAATACAGTGTATTTAAAAGGAATCCACAGAAGTCTTCCTCAATTATTAGTGGAGAAATTTGCAGAAATAATAAACACTCAGCTGTATTATACAGGATTTGGTGATCTTCAAAAAGATTTAAGTAGTAATGAAGAATATCAATCTTTAAAGCGTTTCTTTATGTGGTGTTGCTTAAATCCAAGAGTGGAAGTGGCTAACGAACTTTATAGATTTTTGACAGAAAATAGCTTTAGAATTACAAAACAAGGGTTTTTTGTGGCTCTTAGGAATGTAGTGACGTTGCACGGAAGTAATCAACTTGTTCATTTTGTAAGCAACACTTATAATAAAGTGAAGGCTGTTTGGAAGAAAAATCCAAATGATTATACAGTGTTTTTAGAAAATGAAGAATATAAATTAGTACATAAAGACCAGCTTTATAAAAAGGTGAGATATACAACTACAGAATGTCCTTATTGTGACGGTAGTGGTATAGAATATTCAGATTTTGATGATAATGATGAAGACTGCTCACATTGCGGAGGAACAGGAGAGGCAGAAGAATACACTTACGAAACTAATGAATCTGTATTTCATGGAGAAAGAATTGGTATTTTAACTGATTTATATCTAGATCTTCCTAATATACATGAGAATAGATTTACAGATGATTGGACCAAAACATTTGATATTCGTATTGGTAGAACAGTGAGTATGCCTATGGAAGAGTGTAACTGGAGTACACAAGATTGTGCTGCTGCTGGACTACATTTTACCAGTGATCAGATTCATTATGTAGGATGTGGAGATACAAGTGTTCTTGTTCTTATCAATCCTATGAAAGTTGTAGGTATTGGTCAGCATAAAGGTAGATGTTATGAATATCTCCCAATTATGACTGTTCCTCGTGAAGAAGCAACAAAAATCCTACATGACGTGGATTTTGATACATTGGAATTAGATGAAGATTATGCAATTCGTGAGTTAGAAAACTTAGCTGATAAAGCAAAAGAGGGTTTTGTGGCAGAAACAAAAAAGTATAATTTTAATATTCCTAGTATTTCTTCTGCAGAAATAGACAATATTGTTCTTTCTTTGGACGGTATGAAGGATGAAATTTCTAAAAGAATTTCTATAGTTCAATAACCCCTTTTAAAATTGTAGCCTGAATGTACAAAATTTAGTATATTTGGGCTACATATTTTTTATATATGGCAAAGAAAAAAGCGGTTAAAAAATTATTAGAAAAACCAAGGTGTGATGGTACTATGACTGAAAGTGCTTTCTGGAGCTTTATAAGAAGTGCTCTTAGAAATAAATCTAGATGGTGGAAACCAATAACAACATGTAAACAAAAATCAAAAAGAGCCTATAAAGGTCCAAATAAAAGACAAAAATTTGAATATCAGTGTAATGAGTGTAAGGAATGGTTTGCGGATAAAAATATCCAAGTGGACCATAAAATCCCTGCAGGCTCATTAAACTGTGCTCAAGATCTTCCAGGATTTGTAGAAAGACTCTTTTGTGAAGTGGATGGTTTACAAATTTTGTGCTCCACCTGTCATAACATTAAAACACAAAAAGAAAAAAAGAAGTAATTATAATGACAACTTACATGAATTCCACGATAAGCTTTCAAACAGACTCTTTAACTTATGAATTAAGTGCAGGGTTTGATTTTGATAAAAATGCATATTATATGCCTAGTCTTTCTTTTATAAAAAATGAAGGACATATTAAAAATGAAGTGTATATAGCTTTTTGGGATAATGAGGCTTATTTAATTAAGACATTATATGAAAAAGTGTTAATACCTTGGAATAAACATAAAGCTATTTCTAATGAAGAAGCGTTTGAAGATCTTCTTAAAATAGAAGGATGCACTTTAGCAGATTTTGTATCACTGGAAAAATTAATTAAATTAGCAATAGATAAAGGATTTTTTTATGAATATTATAATAGAAATTGACAAAGAGCCTTCTTTTACAGAAGTATGGTATGAGGGTTCTGTATTTTATGGGGAAGATGAACACAAGTTTTGGCTAGTGTATCCGCAGAACAAAGACAGAAATGAGCAAGATTATGAAATAGAGGTGCGTTGGTTTTTTGCTAAAGTTCCTAGAGAAATTAGAGCAATGAGAGATCAAATTATTGAAGCATTTAAACAAACATTAAAATGATACAAGGAAATACAAAAACAGAAGCTCAATACAGAGCAGTGAAAATGGATAGCTCTTCAAGTCTTAAAGAGTTTTCTACAAATAGACGTAAATATTATAAAAAATATGTATTAAATGAACAAGTGGAAGAAGAGGATAACAAAGCCACTTCTATGGGAAAACTTGTTGAAACATTGTTATTAGAGCCCCAAGAATTTGACAAAAGATTTTATATGAGTTCTTGTGTTAGTTCTCCTACAGGCCTTATGTTAGATTTTACAGAAGCTTTGTATAAACACACAAAAACAGCTACAGATGAAAATGGAAGTGTTACAAGACCATTTGAAGAAATAGCTAAAGATGCTTATACAGATTCTGGATTTAAAATCAAATTTGACGCTGTTCTTAATAAATTTGTAGGGTCTGATGCAGAAATCTATTATAAGGAGATAAGAGAAGTGAGAAGCAAGGGACTTACAGTGGTGACAACACAAGATGTATCTAATGCTGAGAAAATTGTTGAGGAGCTTAAGACAAATGAATTCACTTCTTCTATTGTAAATTTAGTAAATAGTGCTAAATGGGGAATACACAATCAACTTCAAATAGAAGGTTATTCTGTTGAAGGGCACTTATTTAAGAGTATGATGGATAAAGTGCATATAGATCATGAACAAAAGACTATCCAGGTATATGATCTTAAATGTGTATGGGCTGTTGAAGATTTTTACAAAGAGTATTATTTATATAGAAGAGCTTATATCCAAGCATATTTATATTGGAAAGCATGTTTCCAAGTGAAAGAGTCTTTAAACTTAGAAGATTATTCTGTTGAATATCCTAAATTTATTGTATGTGATAGTACAAATTATTATAGTCCTTTAATTTATACACTAAATAAAGATGATATAGAGAAAGCTTTTAAAGGTTTTGAGCACCAAGGACGTAAATATCCTGGTGTTAAGTCTTTAATAGCAGATCTTAAATGGGCTATAGAAAATAACAAATGGAATATATCCAGAGAGAATTATATTAATAACGGGGTAGTAAATTTAGATTAATGGAGGTAAAGAAGACAATAACCAGTATATTTATTGTTCCAACGTTGGGAATAGATAAAGAAAATTTAAATGCTAATGGATTTATCAATGGATATATAAAAGATGATAGAAAAGATGTGCAGTATGAAAATGCTGTATATCTTCTATTTCATCCAAAAGATCTTTATAAATTTAAAAGTTTTTTAGATGAGGAGTATGAAAGAACAAAAAATATTTTAGATGATTATGATTATGAGGATGGGTATATTGTAGTGGTGTATTTATTAAACCCTGATTATACAAAAGATTATCAGTTAGTTAAACAAGGTAAATATTCTAAGACTTCCAAAGAATTTCAAACTCTTTTTCCAAAAATAATTAAAATTGTAAAAAATGGACTTAGAAAGGACGAAATATCCCTTCAATACAGAGTTTTTAATAAAACAGAGGATTTAAAGAAATTTTGGGAAGATAAACTTGATGTCACTTTTGACCAAGAAAATGAAATTTGGCATGGGTTTGTAGAAGAAAAAGAAGTTCTTAATTTAGATAAAATTAAACAATATGTATAATAAAGAAATTCTAAAAGAATTAATTAGAAGATATGGTGTAGAAAAAACCATAATATTCTGTGAGATGGAGAGTGTAAGAAACTCTCTACTCCAGTTAACAACTAAAGAAGAAGATGGTCCAAGTGAATTTGAATTTGAGAGGAATTGGTGGAAAGAAAATGGAGAGGAATTAAAACATACAAGAATTGCTAAAGCTTTAAATTTAAATTATGAACATGATAGAACTACTAGAAAAGTATGATAAATCAGCTATTGTTTTAAAACAATGGTTTTTAAACCAAATGCTAGAAAAAATAGATGATGCATCTATTCCAGAAGATTTTAAAGAGTTTGCTAGACAACAGAATATTAGCAACGAGACTGTGGGAAAAATATTAGATGCTCAGCCTAGAGCAGCATTTGATGTACTAGACAATCATAAAATGTTTGTAGAGATAAATATTAGTTCTTTAGGAGATGTATTCTTTTCTTATTGTATTAATAATATTAATAATACAACACATTTTAAAACAAGAAAAGAAGCAGAAAAAGAAGCTGTTTCAGAAGCTTTAAAAATGCTAAATGATATGTTATGAGAAAAATAACAGAAAAAGCTGGACAAGCTTTTAATAATGGATATAGATTTAAAAAATCTAATACAGAAGTGAGAATTGAAAATGATGGTAGTGTTTATATGTATTTATTTGGAAGAGCTATAGCTAAAAAAGAAAATGGAGAGACATTTATTTGTAATGGGAATTATAGAGCCACTGTTACCACTAGTGACAGACTTAGTGTTCTTGTGCCTGTAAGAAAAAGACAGGGACAGCTGATTGTAAAGGAAAAAGTTGTTCTAGAAGAAAAATGGTTAAATATTAATCAGATATGAAAACACTAATTATTCCAGATATACATGGGAAAAGTGTGTGGAAACAGATGATAGAAATAGAATCCCCAGATAGAATAGTCTTTCTGGGGGACTACTTTGATTCATTTGATATTCCAGGCTTAGACCAAATTCATAACTTTAAAGAAGTTATAGAGTATAAAAAGTCCGAACAATCAGAGGTCATCTTACTTATAGGTAACCATGATTATCACTATTATCCAGAAATTGGTTATAATGGAACTAGTGGGTACCAAGGTGGATTAGCTCCAAATATTAGTCAAGTTGTTAATGAAAACAGAGACCATTTACAAATGGCTTATACAATGGATCATTTTTTATTTACACATGCAGGAGTGAGTGAACATTTTATGGGAGAAATGTTTGGAGAAGATGGATATAATATAGATGATATTGATTTAACTTTGAATGAGTTATTTAAATATAAACCTCTTCTTTTTGACTTTTCTCCATATGATTTTAGCGGTCTTGGAGACCATGTAAAACAAACTCCTATATGGATTAGACCAACAGCTTTATTAAAAGCTAATAAAGAGAGTGAATTAAAATCCAAGTATATCCAAATAGTGGGGCATACACATAGGAAACATATTGATTTTGAAGGAAAATCGTCTGGAGGACGTTATTATTTTGTAGATACATTAGATGATAGTCAAGAATATTTAACTATTGTAGATGGACAAATTAAATTAAATAATTTATGAATATAAAAGATGTTGTCCTTTTTAAAGGCAAGAAATACAAATTTATTCACACTCGTAATATTACATTAGATGATATTAGAGCTGTATTTTTTCCAAAAAACTTTTATGAAAAATATCATTATTTGGGCTCTGTTCCTTGGAGAGAGAAAGGTGGAATATTTGAAGCAATGGAACCATTGGTAATATTCATGGATTACAAAGCAAGGCCTAAATGGTGTCCTAGGTGGATATTAAGATTTTTACATTTATTTGGTGATGATAATTCTATTGTTAGAGTGCGTAATAGAACATTGCACAATTTAAAACGTAAATTGACTAAAGGATTATCTATCAATGATTATAAGACAAAATGGGATTGGTTTGATCTTAGAATATCTATATATGGTACAGAACAGATGAATAACCTTGCTGAAGCTATTGAATCTAAATTTTATGAAGATGGACTAAGAGAAGAGTTGGCCGAAAGGATTAAAATGTTAGATCCTAAGACTAAATATGATAAGGGATACACTGTAAGTGTATTAAAACATGAATTAAGTAAACTACAAAACATTAATAATGATGATGATAATGACAACACAGGAATTTAACGAAAAATACAAAGATTATTTAGAGGAAGGACACTATGGATTAAGTATTTCCTACCCTGCTGTAATAACTTATTTAGATGCAATGTTTAAGGAATTAATTAAAATTCCAGGGTTCGAATATAGCCAAATTAAAATAAAGTTTGATTCTTCTAGATTTTATACTAATTTAGGAGAAATTATTGGTAAAATTGGGTATATTATAGAAGCAGAAGTAGAAAAACACTTAAATTTTCTACTTACAGTGGAAAATGAACTTATAAAAAGAAAGACTCATGAAGGATAAAATAGTGGACCAAGTGGTTGAAAAATACCAAACAAGAAGTGCTGTAGGAATACGTAAGTATAATTCTACACTAGAAAACAACAATTCTGATGATTATCTGCTTCATGCTCAAGAGGAAGCTATGGATCTTAGCCTTTATTTAGAAAAATTAATCACCTTGGTTAGAGAAGAACCAGATGATACTGTATTGGGAGCTAAAATAAGGAAAATGGTTAAGTAATATTTTTATATGTAGTTGTTTTATAAGGGGAAGCAAAGTATATTTGCAACCCCTTATTTTTTAACAAAAAAAAAACAAAATTTATGGATTTAGGATTGGATGCGTTGAGTAAAATAACTGTGTTTTCAAAATACAGTAAGTATGTTCCAGAGAAAAAAAGAAGAGAAACCTGGGATGAAATAGTGGATAGATATGAGCAGATGCTGATTAAGAAATATCCTAAATTAGAAGTGGCTATTATTGATAGTGCTAAGTTTATTAGAGAGAGGAAGGTTCTTCCTTCAATGAGAGCTTTACAGTTTGCTGGGCCAGCTATGGAAGTTAATAATGCAAGAGGTTATAATTGTGCTTATTTACCTATTGATAGTCTGTATAGCTTCAGTGAGACAATGTTCTTATTACTAGGGGGTTCAGGTGTTGGATTTTCAGTTCAAAAACATCATGTAAATCAACTCCCAGAGATAACAAAACCAGGGAAAAAAAGAAATTATTTAATAGAAGATTCTATTATGGGCTGGGCAGATGCTGTAAAAGTACTTATGAAAGCTTATTTAGAAGGATCTTTTATGCCAACATTTGATTTTAGAGCTATTAGACATAAAGGAGCCAGATTAATCACTGCTGGAGGAAAAGCACCTGGTCCAGAACCATTAAAATTATGTTTGGCCCATATACAGGCTGTGTTAGATAGAAAAGAAGTGGGCCAAAAATTATCTCCTTTAGAATGTCACGATATTATGTGCCACATTGCTAACTCTGTATTAAGTGGGGGGATAAGAAGAAGTGCTATGATTTCTTTATTTAGCCATGATGACGAAGAAATGATTACATGTAAATACGGAAACTGGTGGGAATTAAATGAGCAACGTGGTAGATCTAATAATAGTGCTGTTTTAGAAAGAAATAATGTATCAGAAACAGAATTCTTTGATCTTTGGAAAAGGATTGAAGCTAGTGGATCAGGAGAACCAGGTCTTTATTGGACTAATAATAAAGATTGGGGCACCAATCCATGCTGCGAAATAGGATTAAGACCATTCCAATTCTGTAATTTATGTGAGCTCAATGTAAGTGATATAACTAGCCAGGAAGATCTTAATGAAAGAGCTGGTGTAGCTGCTTTCTTTGGTACATTACAAGCTGGATTTACAGACTTCCATTATTTACGTCCTATATGGAAACAAACCACTGATAAAGATGCTTTATTAGGAATAGGAATGACTGGAATTGGTTCTGGGGAAATATTGAAATACAACTTAGATATAGCTGCTGCTGTAGCAAAGAATGTAAATTCTACAATTTCTGCTGTTATAGGAACAAATGAAGCAGCTCGTGTTACATGTATAAAACCCTCAGGAACAACATCTTGTGTATTAGGAACAGCTAGTGGTATTCATGCTTGGCATGCTCCTTATTATCTAAGAACAATGCGTTTTAATAAGAATGAGGACATTGCTATGTATTTGGAAATAAATCATCCAGAACTATGTGAGGATGATGTATTAAGACCAAAAGATACATTATGTGTAAGGATTCCTGTTAAAGCCCCAGAAGGGTCTATTTTTAGAACAGAAACAGCTGTTGATACATTAGAGCGTGTTAAAAGATTTTCCCAAGAATGGATCCTACCAGGACATGTTAATGGGGATAACACACATAATGTAAGTGCTACAATTTCTATTGATAAAAATAGAAAATATCCATTCCATTTAGAGCACGGTGATGTTTGGGAAAAAGATGAGTGGCAAATAGTAGGTGAATGGATGTGGGACAATCAGGAGTTTTACAATGGTCTTAGTGTATTGCCTTATTTTGGAGGAAGTTATGCTCAAGCTCCTTTTGAAGACATTACAGAAGAGGAATATAATAGTCGTATATCTTCATTAAATTCCATAGATCTTACAAAAGTGGTAGAATTAGATGATACAGTGGATTTTGGAGCTATTGCTGCATGTGCTGGGAATAATTGCGAAATAAATTTATAATAATGAAACACGATAATTTAGTACAAAATATTGTATCTTCGTTTTACAATATGATTAAAAATAATAAATAATATTTCCTTTGATTTCCGATTAATAATGAAAAGCCCCTAATGTTTCTACATATAAGGGGCTATTTTTTTGTGGAATCGTTGGGGATTATTAAGGATTTTTTTGTACATTTGTTTAAAGAATAAAATAAAAATATGGCAAAATCAAAGGAAACAGCTTCAGAAAACAAAGGAAAATTTCAAGAAGCATTAGACAAATTAAATAAGACATATGGTGTTGGAACAGTGCTTACATTAGACAATAACAATACAGAAAGTTATGATGTTATAAGTACAGGAAGTATTGGATTTGATAATGTTACATTAGGTGTAGGAGGATTTGTTAAGGGTAAACTATATGAATTGATGGGCTGGGAAGGTTGCCTAGCAGAAGACACTTATATTAAATTTATTAATGTTAGACCTGATGGAATTGTACAAGATTGTAAAGGTGGCACAATTAAAAATCTTTATGAAAGATTTCATAATAGATCTGAAGAAACAAAAAATACAATATTTAATGTAACTTCTATCAATGAACATGATAGAGTGTTTAGAAATCAAATAGCTGATGTAGTAAAATCAGGAGTAAAAGAGTGTTTTGAAGTTATCACTAAAAAAGGATTTAAAATTAAAGCTACAAAAGATCATAAATTTTATTCTGGAGAGAGTTATATTCCACTTGAAAAATTAAAAGTTGGAGACATAGTGTTTGTACACAATAATACTTCTTGGAAATGTTCTAAAAAAAGAACACGTTCAAAATATGAAGAAACTACAATGAAATGGTATTACAAAGGAAACCCACGCAAAATTAATGGGTTTGATTATTTTAGAGAAAAAATCCATAGATTAGTTTTTGAAGCTAATATGAATAACATGACTTATGATAAATATAAAGAAATGTTAAATAGTGGGATAACTAGTTTGCCTAATAATTTTTGGACTATACCTGAAGAATTTGATATTCATCATATAGATGAAAATACTAAAAACAATGATATTTCTAATCTACAATTAATACAAAATAGTGAACATGCTAAATTACATGCTTTAAATAATCATAATAATTTAAGATTTGTTGTTGTAGAAGATGAAATAGTTAGTATCAAATCTGTAGGAAACATGGAAACATATGATATTAAATGTTATTTTCCTTATAATAATTTTATTGCTGAGGGTATTGTAGTACATAATTCAGGTAAATCAACAATCTGTGGACATGTTGTTGCTGAATGCCAGAAAGCAGGAGGAGTGGCTTTATATATTGATGGTGAACACGCTGTTGATAAAAAATATTTCCAGGCAATTGGTGTAGATACAACAAAAATGTTAATTGCTCAACCATCATGCGGAGAAGAAGGATTTAATATTGCTATGGAAATGATTAATTCAGGAACAATTGATCTTGTTATTATTGACTCTGATAGCTCACTAATTCCTAAAAAAGTGTTAGATGGTGATGTAGGAGATAGCTCTATTGGTAAAAAAGCTTTACTAAATAGTAATGCCTATCCAAAACTTAAAACAGCTCTTTCTGAGCATAATGTTTGTGTTATTGTTGTTTCCCAGTATAGAGAAAAAATAGGTGTTATGTTTGGTAATCCTACCACTACACAAGGAGGACATGCTTTAAAATTTTATTCTGATTGTAGAATAGAAGTGAGTAAGAGTCTTGCAAAAGACGGAGATGTTAATTATGGTAATATAACTAAAATAAAAGCTATAAAAAATAAAATGTCTCCTCCTTATAGACTTTCTCAATTTGAGATAGTCTATGGTGTGGGAATTGATAAGCTTAAAGAGATAATGGAACTTGCCTCAGATTTTGAGATTATTAAGAAATGGGGTAAGACTATCACCTTTGGAGAGACAAAATATGATGTTGAAGAATTTAAAGCAATGTTGTTAGACAATGAAGAGTTTTATAATAGTCTAAAAAGTCAAATTATTAACAAAATTAATAACACAGAAATTAAAACAGAAACAGATGAGTCTACAAGTGAAGATTAAAAAATTGCATAAAAATGCAATAATTCCTTCTTATGCAAAAGAAGGGGATGCTGCAATGGATATTACAGCAACAGAAGTGAATTATGATAATCAATATGTATCATACAAAACAGGAATTGCTATTGAAATTCCAGAGGGATTTGTAGGACTTTTATTCCCAAGAAGCAGCATAAGTAAAAAAGAATTATTATTATGTAATTCTGTAGGAGTGATAGATTCTGGATATAGAGGAGAATTAGAGTTTAGATTTAAACTAGTGGGGAATGGTGTTCTAGCAAGTGGTGTACGTAATATCTATTCTCCTGGCGAGAGAGTGGGACAACTAATGGTGATCCCACATCCTTATGTTAAATTTGTAGAAGTGGAACAACTTTCAGAAACAAGTAGAAACGATAGTGGATTTGGTAGCACTGGTAACTAATACAAATAATAAGGAGGGAATTTATTTTCCCTCCTTTAAATTTTAAAATATGTATAAATATCAAAACAATTCAGGAAACATTTTTACTAATTGGATAGGAGTGTTGACAGCAGATCTAGAAGAACTTGTAATAGGATGGAAAATAAATTATAATATTTCTATACCATCTAATTTTATAGTACATTTGATAGATAAAAAACTGAAGAGAAATGAGTCTGAGTACTAGTATTATCACTTCTATTAAAGACGAAGAATTGGATATATTTAAGAAACAATATACAAATCTTGCTGACCTTAGAAAAGAAATAGATCGTCTTAAAAAGGAATACAAAAAGAATAAAGATGTTGTTTACAAAAATAATATCAATTTTTTTATAGATATGTATAATATAAGAGTGGGATATTTATATTATAAAAAAGTAAAGTGATATATGACAGCAGTAGAATTATCAAAAGTGAAAGAGTACCAAAGAGACTTCTATAAAACTTTTAAAAGAAAATTAGAAATTGATTGGCAATTAATGAATGGTATAGATAAAAATTCTAAAATAGAGGTGATTGAAATTCCTGAAGAATCTTTAGAAGATATTTTTGAACATTGTATAAATAAACACAATGCTGATTTAGATGTAATTAGAAATAGAAGCTATAAAGTTCATAAAGTGAATAGATGTAAAGAAAGAAAAGCTTTAGTAGAATTTTGTACTATAGTTGTTAAAGAAAGGTATTCTGTTTCTAAAGCTTCTAAACTAATAAACAGAGACAGGTCTTGTGTATATAATTTTTCACAAATAAAACCATAATGAGATCAAATTGTAAAATGCCTGGTTGTAATAATCCAGTGTGGAGCGACAAACTCTGTATAAACCACAAACCAAGAAAAAAGTTATTAGTAACTAGAAGTTTAAATAAAGGAAAAATGAGTAGTACAAAAGACGAGGAATATGAAAAAATGCGTACTTTTTTCAAAAGTATTTGGGATAAAAAACCCCATAAGTCAGAAATTAGTGGAGACTATATTGGGCCAGAACCTTTAAGTATATATTTTCACCACATACTACCAAAAGGAAAGCATCCAGAAGCTAAATTTGATGAAGATAATATAATACTTCTCACTTGGCAAGAACATGATCAAGTGGAGATGGATATATTTAGATTTCACGAAATTAACGAAAGAAGAAACACTTTAAAAGCCAAATATGAAGGAGCCTAACAGAGAACGCAAGAATGAAATTAAGTATGAAATACAACTTAATGAAGAACAAAAAGAAGCTAAAAGACTTATCAGGGAAAATCAAATAGTAGTTATTACTGGAAGAGCTGGTTGTGGAAAGTCCTTAGTATGCGCACAAGTGGCTTTAGACTTTCTTTTTAAAAAGCAATGTGAGAAGGTGTTAGTTACTAGGGCCACTATAGAAGTGGGTAATTCATTAGGATTTCTTCCTGGAGGACTTTCAGAAAAATTTAACCCTTATTTAGAAGCGTTTATTGAAAATCTTAATAAATGTTATAATAGCCAAAAGATAGAAACACTAATATCAGAAAACAAAATATTAGCCTATCCTATACAATTTATCCGTGGTAAAACTATTGATGATATATTAATTGTCGAAGAAGCGCAAAACCTTACTAAAGCTCAAATGTTAGCTATTTTAACAAGAATAGGTAAGACAGGAAAGATTGTTATTAATGGGGATCTTGAGCAAACAGATATTAGAGATGGGAGTATGAATGGTCTTTCTTACGTTATTGAACTTTCTAAAAAAATAGAAGGAATACAATATATTAAACTAAAAGAAAATCATAGAAGTGATCTTGTAGGAAAGATTTTAGATTTTGAATATGGCAAATAAACCATTAAGCAGAGAATTTTTATTAAACAGAGGATATTGTTGTGGCAATGGTTGCCTCAATTGTCCTTATAAACCAAAAACAAATATGAAAAATCAATTCTTTTACACCCGTAAAGAGCTTGTATCTGGAACACCAGAAAATCCTGAATTCAAAGAATTTAGAGATAGTTTTAATATTGAAAAAGTGGTGAGAACCATCACTATGGAAGATGGGAGAATGTTAGTGCTACTTGATGATCTCCATGAGAGAGCTCAACAAGTACCTGATGTTGATCCAAAGACAAACAAAATGAGAGGTTATAAAAGAGAGCGCAACACTTTCCAAAGTGAGATATACTTGGAGCCTGCTGATGCTGTTAAATTTTATAACCAAACAACCATCTAATGATCTCTGTTCTAACCATAACATACCAAAGGCACCATCTACTTGAGGAAGCTATACAGTCTTTTCTTCGGAATTTTCAAGAAGGAGATGAAATGGTTGTAATTAATGACAGTCCTGATGTAAAATATATATACGACCATCCTAATGTAAAAATAATAAATACGGAATTTAGATTTCCTTCTATTTCTAAAAAACTGGAATGGGGATATAAACAATGTCAAAATAATTATATTTATAGGTTAGATGATGATGATCTTTTAGGGCCCAATTCTCTAGGTATTGTAAAAAATGGAGTTAATATTGATGCTGATTATGATATTTACAGAAGTGATAGCCACTATTTTTTTGTAAACAATAAGTTTGAAAAGTTATCTGATAACATAAATAATGGTAATGTCTACTCTAAGAAATATTTAGATGGAATAAAATTTCCAGATAAAAGTGGTGATGAGGATGTTGATATAACTTTCCATCATAATGCTAAAATATTTACATTAAAATTCCCCACTATGATTTATAGATGGGGAATGAACACTTATCATATTTCTGGATGGGGAAAACAATCTTCTGACACAATTCTTAATAACACTGATAAGTTAATAAGAACCAAAGAGAGGGGAGAGATAATACTAAACCCTCATTTTAAAGAAGACTATTACAAACAGTTAATATCATAAAATAAAAAAGCCTTTCAATTACGAAAGGCTTTTTTCTTTATTTTGAAAGACGTTTTTGCTTCATAGGAAGCATCGGGCTCTTAAGTCGCAACTTAGTATCTGCTTCCCTCATAAAATTAGCATCAGGCCTAGAGTTTTTCACTTTAGGAGCTTTTCTGGGTTTACCAGATTTTTTAGCTTTACCAGCAGTCATGTTTTTACTTGCAACCATATGCACATTTTTTAACCTTTCCTCCCATTTTATTTTTACCAATAACTTTATTAGCTCTTTTGTTAGTGTAAGACTTTGCTTGATTTATACTATCTCTTGTTGCAATTCTCTTTTCTCTTGCTGCAATTTCTTTCAGCGTGTTAGCATTTGATTGCTTAATAGTTGTACCAACTTGAGCTTTCTCTACTTTCATTCCTTTTTTAGCAATAACACCTCTACCTTTAAGAATATCAGCTTTAGTTATTTTACCGTCTTTGTTAAGATCAGGGAATGAACCACCTTTTTTAGCTTTAACAGTTTTACCACCCATTTTTTGCTTTTTTAAAGGAAATCCATTAGCATCATAACCAGGTTTTCCTTTTTTAGACTGTCTATCTAAGTCTGAGCTAGATTGTTTAGCCCTTTTAAAAGCACTTTCAGAGTACTTAGGAGAGCTCATATTCCTTGCAGCTGCTTCATAATTATCCATCATCTCCTTTTTATAATAAGCTGAACTATCAGCCGTAGGTTTAACAGATTTACCAGCTTGAGCTTTTTTAATTTTTTTTACAGTTGCCATTATTTTTTCTTTTTTATAGATTTAACAATTTTTTTAGAAGAAGACTTAACAGCTAATTTTTTCTTAACTATTTTACCACCATTTTTTTGTTCTGGAAGGTTATTTTGTCTATCGTATTTAGCTTCTTTTTTAGCCTCTCTAGCTTCTCTACGTTCATCTCTTTTCACCTCTCTTTCAGCACGTCTAATTTCTCTGTTTCCTATCCTTTCATCTTTCCGCATTAAACGCTCATTTTCTCTTTCATCTCTATCTCTACTTCTAGTGACAGCACATTTTCCACTAGTGGTAGATCCCCATTGGGCTTTTTTAAGAGTTTTTACTGTGCTTTTTTTAATAGTTGCCATAGTTATTTTATTTAAGAATTACCGAATTTGGCAGGGTTTTACTTCCCTTTTTGGCTTTTAATTTTTTTCTCTTGTTTCAGCATTGCCGCTGTAGGTTTTTTACCAGATCCTTTAGCAGCTCTAATATTGTCCCATAATCCTCTTTTAGAATATGAGCCGTCAGCACGTTTGATCATTCCACCTTTCTTCATTTTCAAAGATTCTAAAGTTGAAGGAACTTCTTTTTTTAATATCTTTTTAGAGGATTCACTTTTTACTATGTTTCCAGATATTTTATCTCCTTCGCCTGTTTGCGTTTTCACTGTGTAACTAGGTTTACCTTTTGAGTACCCTGTAGTATCAACAGAAGTTCTTGTATATTTGTAAGGCTTTGTAATACCTCCAACAGTTGTTCTTTCTTTTTCTGTTTTAAATACACCAAGTCCTGGTCTAGAACCTTTAATTATTTCTTTACCTTCTTGAGCTTTCTTAATTTTTTTTATTGTTGGCATGTTAACATTTCCATTTACGAAGTGACTTATTAATCCTACTATTAGGATCATTAGCTGTTTTAGCAGATGTTAATTTCTTTTTCATCCCTGACATTCTTGAACAGAATGATTTTTTTCTAGGACCACCTTCAGGTTGTGGAGCTTTTAATCCTGGTTTTCCTGGATTAGCTCTATTATAAGAAGCTCTACCTTTAGCATTTAATCCTCCAGATTCAGATTTACCTTCTTTTCTTTGCCAGGCTGGTGTTTTACCACCATTTTTAAGTGTAGAGCCTTTAAATTCTCCTTTCTTTTTAACAAGAGGCCCATTAGGAACAGGGGTGACACCTCTCATCCTAGGAGCATCTTTAAGAAGTTTTTTTATTGTAGCCATCTCTTTTAAATGTTATATTCTGTTTCACTATAATATCACGGTGTGTAAATTGCCAAAGTTCTCCTGTAGAGTTTATAATTACAGTGTATATAGTGTCTGTTTCATGACCATAGTCTGTAATAATCCAAATGACACCATCACCTTTAGAGGTGGACACTTCCACTCTGTTTTTGGGTTCAAATATCATTTATTTAGCTTTGCGTTTTGCAGCAATTTTTTTAAAAGTTTTTGCAAGAGCTTTAGCTTTTCCTGTACATCCTGGTTTAGATATAGGAGTGCATTTTCCCTCTGTACCCCTACGTTTAATAGAAGCAGCTACATCACCTATCCAGTTTTTTTTTACTTTACCACCTTTTTTCATTGTTGTAGCACCTAATTGTTTGTCCTTTGTAAGAGGCACTTTAGGAGCTTTTTTATCAGCTAATGTACGTTCTTGCACCTTTGTCCAAGCACCTTTAGGATCTATAGGTCCTACACGTTTTGCTGGTTTTGCTACACCTCCAGCTTGGTATTTAACAATTTTTTTAACATTGGGCATTTTAATAAATTTTATAATTCTTTAGAAGATTCTGGAATCTCTACTACAATTCCTTCTTTCACTGAATTTGCTAATAAATTCTCAACAATATCAGCTGCTTTATTTGCTAAAAGAATTGTTTGAGCTTCTGGTGTAGAAATAATTGCTCTCAATGAATTTAATAAAAATCCAAATTCTCCTCCAGATAAAGAAAACTGTGTGTCCTGAGACCAAGTGTATTTCTTGTTAGGATTGAATGTTGGAGTTTCTTGATTAGGTTCCTGAGGAACAACTTTTAAATCTGACATATATTTAATTTTTGGTTTATAAACAAAGATATACTAATTTAATGTAATTTCAAAAACTATTGTAGCACTAGATTTTATACTCTTGCTTATATTAAGTTTTATTTGAAATATATTATGTAGTTTTAGTATTTCCTCTAGAAGAAGTTCATTATATTTAGGAAGTGATGGGGCCAATCTAAAATGATATGAATATGGATTTTTTGTTATTTCTAATGTAGAAAGTTCATCCACAGAATCTATCACTCCTATCAAATGCTGAAAATAAGCAAGCTCATTGTCTTGCATCACTTCAGGAAAAAACTTCTTATTTAATTGCATTAACTAAGTGTTAATAAATATTTAGTTTTTGCTGCTTCTCCGCTTAAAGATTGAGCAATATTTTCAATATCAGGCATGTTATTAGCTGATGCATAGTTTTCAAGTTGTTTAGCAAAACTAATCAAATCACTAACCACTTGCTCTGAAACACCTACACCATAGTCTTTAAATGGAGCACATGTTCCTATCTTAGCTCTAGTGCCTGTATATCCCATAATCTTTTCTACAATCTCATCTTTAAAATCAAACACTTTATCATAAAGACCGCCAAGAGCTTGATGTTCTGCATAACTTCTTGTGGCCCAATGTAAATTGTGTAATTGAAGCTCAAAATATGTAAGCTTTGTAGCTACAACATCTGGGGAAAGTTCTCCCCCAGTTGATTTTATCATGTCTTCAGGAAATAATGATTTTAATGCCATTTATCTAATTTTATAAAGGTGCTGTAGTGGTGGTAGTTGTTGTTGGTGCAACTGTTGTAGTAGTGGTAGTTGTTGGATTGCAACATTCATACGCAGGAATTTCATGCCATTTACCCACTTTAGGAGCTTTTCTTCTTAAAATTAAGCTACCAGCAACGACTCTTCCGCTTCCATCAAAGCGAACAAAGGCTTTTAAGTCTTTCTTATTACTCATAATAATCGTTTTTTAATAATTAATATTATATTTTTGTTTAATATCGAACAATTTTGTTAAATAATAATGAGTACAAAATTTCTTACTTTCTTCACTATTAAGTATTTCTTGTAAATAAGGATCTTTTAAAGGATCCGTTCCTGTATGATATTTTCCTTTATAAAAAGCAGGATAACCATTTCCTCTGTCACTCACTATTCCTGCATTATGAAGAATACCCACTCTATCTAATTTTTGAATTGGATCTGTAGCCCATGCAAAATCCATTTCTGCAATCACCTTGGTTTCTAATTTATTATACCAAAGATTATATAACACACTCCACATATCTGCACACCAGCTTTGAAATCCTTTAGATTCGCTCTCAAAAAACTGTTTGTTTACATTTTGTAAATGAAGTCTTATTGATATACAATCTGACAAGACTTTTTCCCAGAATTTACCATCTATATTCTTTAGAAAATATTGAGCTCCTCCAGAATGAGAATTATTTTCTTCTGCTATTTGTCTATTAATACCTGCTAAAACCGTAGTTTCTTGTAAAATGTCCTTCTTTTTATATTCTTCTAATTTATCTGGAAGAACATCTTTTGTCTTACTATCAAAATATGAAGCATTTATGTAGCTATTTGTATTAGATAGATAACAAATATCACCCTCTTTGTAAGCATCTATATTAAAATTCTCTGTAAAAATAACATCACTATCACAATAAAATATTGCTTTTTCTTTTAACTCTGGATGTTCGTTAAAGTGTCTCATTAAGCAATAGGGCCTAATTATAGGAATATAAATTCTAATAAGACTATTTATATTATGTAGATCGTCATAAAAAGCGAACTCAGATTCTGGGTAAAGATCAATCACCTTCTGCCAATTTGTATTTTTAGATCTATTTTTAGGATTAAAAATAAGCACCGTGGCTTTATCTGAATGTCCTATATTTCTAAGACTTTCCAACCATAAATGTACTTGCCAAACAAAATAATTATCACTAGGTTGCACACAGATAAATCTGAGATCCTTCATATATGTAGTTATTGGTTTTTTTATTAAGGAGCTAAAGTAGTGGTTGTAGTGGTTGTAGAGGGTAAGAGCTGTCCTATAGAATAATTCAATCTCTGCATTTGTTTTAAAATTTCATAGAGAAGATTATATTCTGCGCTCTGTCCTATTTGTTTAGAAATTATTGCCATTTTTATATTTTTTTTATTGTTACTATCTACTAACTTCTTCCCAGTCTATAGAAGCAAATGCACCCTCACCACCAGAAACTGTGCTTACAGCCATTTCTATTATAATTTCATAAGCTGTTCCTGTTAATCCATTTCGTTCTAGTTGGTTAGCAAATAAAGCTTCTTTTAATATATTTATTGATGGAGATCCTTGATTTGAGGAATTAACAAACCCACTTGCTAAAATTCTTCCACCTGTTGCACTAGTGCCTGTTAGATTATATTGTACAGCAGAATTAGCACCAGCATCTGTCCAAGATCCACCAGTAGTTGTTCCACTTGCAACAACTCTCCATTGATAACTTTTACCATTACCAATCCCTAAAAGGGAAATAGCTGTTACAATAACAATAGCATCAAGTCTTGCAGTTTTAAGTTTAACAGATACAATTGGATAGTAAGTACCAGCAACAGCGAAAGTTCTAGCGGCTGTAATAGATGTGCCAGCAGATTGTTGTAATCCTGCAAGCTCATAACCACCTTCAGAAATAACCGTAGAACAAATCTGTTTTAATGTACTCACTCCTGAAGTTTCTGTATTATTTTTAATCTCATAACGTAATGGTAGTGAGGCAGTTGTAATATATGTACTAGCAATTAGGTTTGCGTGGTTAAATGTGTGACAAACAATAAATTGCCCATTTATTACAAATCCCATACGTACAGATCCTACACCTAACCACTCAACGTCCATCCAAAGAATTTGAGCTTTAGTTAGATCTAGTGTTAATCCTGAAGGTCCTGAACCGTTTAATTTATCTCCATTCCAATTAGTCTGTAAAATAGGGGTGTTAACTAAAGAACCAGTCACTATGCTTCTTTCTACAAAAGACACAGAACTATTATTTTGTTCTAAATAAAAACCATTATCATTTCCATAATAACCAATGCGTTGTCTTAATCCAGTTTTAGCTGGACTCATTACAAATGTGTTCAACACAAGAAGGGACTTACCTGGTTGATAAGAAAACACTTTTATAGTTTCTCTTACCACTTCAGAGTTTAATGCTGCTGTCACATTTAAATCAACTAATCCTTGATTTTGATTAAATACTGCAGTTCCACCAACATTAGTTAGTGTAGACCATAAATTATTATCTGCATATCTATGACTAGAGTCAAAAAGCGTAAAAGGTTCAGACACTCTAAGTCTACCAAAAGAATCTGAAGCTACTGACGGTAGTACAACATTTGTAGGATTTGATGGGCTATTGTTATTAGTACAACAGTTTACAGCTTTGCTCACTTTATTCAAATCATTCCAAATTCCCCAAAGGAGATTGGATTCATTGCTCCAGCCTATCTGTTTACTTGGTATGCTCACAATACAAAATTTTAATGTTCAAAGATATATTGTTTTTTAATATAATCAATGAACTTGAAATAAATAGAATAATGATTTTAATTAAGAGAAAATAACTAATTTAATTATCTCCCCTGTCCTTGATATTTAGATACTTTTTTGTCTTTAGGACCAGAAGATTTCTTAGCTTTTCCAGACTTTCTTTTTCCAAAAGAAATCTTGTTTGCTTTAGTTATTGACTTTGCCATTTTTTAGAATTTTATTTTCCAATAAGAATTTATACCATATTGTATATTTCCATTATATATAACAGAAACTCCAATTATTTTGTCTTTTTTGTCTTTAAACAATAAGCCTGTATTTATTCCAGATATAATAGAAGATGGGTTTCCCATAATTCCTCCTCCTACATATAATTGATTTTTAGCAGGAATAGGTTTTTCAATTGTTATAGTTTTTTCTGGAATTAAAAGATCTGCAATAAGACTAGTACCTATTAATTTGTTATTAAATACAGTGTCTGTAACAATAGCAGAACCATAATCTTTAATTTTAAACTCTGTTTGATATGTATTTTTTTCATAATACTTATCTCCCAAAGAATAATAATTTTCTAAAATAGTTTTATACGAAGCAGAGTCTGTAATTGTTCTAACACTATCTCTCCATAAAGTGTCTGCTTTTGATTTAATTAGCTTTGGTTTAGCCTGTACAGTGTCGTGCACAAGAATAGGAACTAACACTGTATCTATCTTAAGAGCTGGAATATCCTTTTCTCCTGTGTTACATCTTTGGAGAATAACCAGACCAAACAATACAATTATAATAATTGACAATAAATTTTTATTCATACTTTCTATTTATAAAATTTCCAAATATACCCTCCTGCTGTTTTTTGGTTTCCTTTTATAGCTTCAGATATACAACTTTTATTTATACCTAATTCTTTAGATGCATAAGAACCACACTCCCACTCTTTAATAAAATTATTACTTATATCAAATTGATAAACTTTTTTAGCTCTTCCATTATAATGACCCACACTTTTTAACCAATGCCCAGTTTTTTTGTCTTTATGTGTTTTAGACATTTTAATTTTTGTTTCTGCAGAGGCTTTTCTTCCTTTAGCTTTTTTACGGATTTTATCTTTAGTTTCCACAGATAGTTTATGTCCTTTAAGAGCTATACTTCTTAAAATATTAACATCTTTACCTAAAAAACCTCCATTTCCACCATCTGCTATATTGCATAAAATACCTCCATTAGATTTTTTTCCGTAAATTTTAATAAATTCTATTTCTTTTTTAAATGCTTCTTCGTTAGTTAAATCTTCTAAAATAATTTCTACTTCATAATTAGTTTTATTAACAATATTTTTCCAATAATTATTTCTGTTTTTACTATTATAAGCTCTTCTATAAAGTGTATCATTAGACAGTCCAACACCAATATAAAAAGGTTGATCTAGGTCCAATCTAATATGACGGTATAAATAAGCCATTAAATTAAATCTTTATCTGATTTATAAGGAATGTATACAGTTTTACCATTGATTTTTTGTGCTACTAGAATTTGATTTCTCTGATTCCCCGACGATGAAAAAGAAACGTGAACCCATTCTGGGTTATTTTTTCTAGGAAATTCTGCTATTAATTGGTCAAATTTTAAGTTGTCTTTAATATAATCAAATATTTGCTTATTAGTAATAGAAGTACCATCCATATCTATATCTATAGCCTCCCCTTTGCAGTGCTGAGAACTTACTGCTCCTCCTATTGCTCTATTTAGAGCAGCAGATCTATATCCAGATGATACATGAATAGCTACATTAAAATAAGTACGAATAGGTTCAAAAATATTTAAAGCAAGCTTTTTAAAGTTTTCAATATGTTCTTCTGTAGGCATATTAGATATACCATGTCTTTTTGCAGACTCACTGCGCATCACTTCTGCTAATGATAAATGTTCTGATAGTTGCATATATTATGATTTTTTTATAATTAAATTATTTTTCTGAAGGGTTTTTTATTTTAGCCACTATATTACCTATAGATTCTACACTAGTGAGGCCTAAAGCCACTGAAATAACAATTACATTAGCCCAGATAAAAGTATCTGAAGTGGTAAAATGTTCCTCTGTTTTTGAATTTACGTGAAAAGTGTAGAAAAAAGTGAATGCACCTACAATACCTACAAGTCTTTTACTAGAGTTCTCGCTGGAAGATGAAAAAAATCCTCCTATAAAATTAATAAACTTCTTTATCATACTATTTTCCTCCTGTTATTTTTTTAATTGATGCCACTGTTGCTCCAAATAATGAAGCCACGAAAGCTATTAATAATTCTCTGTTAGATGTAGGAATTTCTTTATCCATTAATGTATAAAAAATGCTTAAAGACATTATTATAACAATAAGACTCCCTGTAAAATTCATCCAGTTTATATTTTTGTTTTCCATATTATTTTTTAAAATTTGAATATAAGTTTGTAATATATTGTAATATGGCCCCTATAGATACTAATATACCCACGGTCCACATAATTTTATTTTTAAACTCTTTTGTTTTTTCCTGCTCTTTCTCTAAATGCTCTATTTTGGCTTTTAATAAATTTATATCATTTATAAACCCACCTTCCTTTGTTAAGGGGTTCCCTAATATTGCATCAACCACTTGATTCAATTTTTTATCAATTGAATCAATTTTTTCTTCCATTTCTGTTAATCTTTGGTCCATGTTTGTAAATTCTAACTTAATTTGTTCAGAATCCATTAGAGTTTAAATTAATATAAGTTAATAAAAGTTCCTGGGGAAGGAACAAAGAGGGAGGCCAAAGATATGTAATAAATATATAATAGCCAAATTTATTTTTGTACAAGCAAAAAATGGCCAGGAGCTCATTTATACAAGCTCCTAACCATTTACGCTTAAAAAGCTATTTAATTATTCTTGATCTACAAGCTTCATAAAAACAGGGTATATTTCCTCTGTTTCAATGGAACTAAGATCTTCTATAGTTAAATTAGAACTCCACAAAGTGGAAGGATTTATTTCTATCTCAGAAGCCAAAACCTCTTTATATTCTTTGTTAAATTCTTCTATCTTTTCTGTAGGAATTACAACTTCCCCATCTTTTTCCTCTCCAAAACTTTTAAATAGTTCCTTTTGAGCATCTTCAAAAATCTTCACTTCTCCTTGTACTAATTTATTTAGTCTTTGGAAGTAAAGCTTATTCTTCATCGAAGTTTTTTGCTTTAAAAGTCCTTTAGAAAGCTCTTCTTGTACACCATCTTTAGTTATGACCATACCATTCAACTCATAATTAAGTTGAAGTATCTCTTCCATTTTTAATTTCATTGGTTTAAAATTTTAGTTATTTTACAAAAATAAGTATAATTTTCTAATTATACAGGAATTTCTGTTGTTGTGGTGGTAGTAGTGGTGGGAGACTCTGTAGTAGTGGTAGTAGTTGTTTCCCAAGGCAACGGTAGCACTATTAATGGTGGATTAACTATAAGGTTTAATTGGTTATATAGAGGTGTATCAATCATAGTCATATTCATAGACTCTTCTAACCAACCACATATTTGTTCATATGTTAATTCATCATACGGTATAAAGTTTTCAGGATCTGGCTGAGTAAAATCTTGAATTCCAGGTATTGTTACGCTATATTCTATGCCATCTTTTGTAGCACTAGCCTTTCTTATCCAGTTTACTTTGATTACAACATCTGTTAACTCACCCTCTTGTTGTTTACATTGCATCTGTTCTATGATCCATGTATAAGTTGTTTCCATATTTTATTCTTTTATTTGTTAAGATTATTAATAATTAATTTAAGCTCATTTATTTCTTTTTGTTGCTCTTTTATCGCTTCTATAAATAGCCCAGCAAAATTACCATAGGTTACACTATAACTATCATTCATATCGTCATAGTTTACTAGCTCTGGCATTATCTCTTTAACTTCTTGAGCAATTACACCTGTTTGTGTTTTTTTCTTCGGATCATCAATTCTGTTAAAATAAACTCCTCTTAATTTAGTTACTTTTTCCAATGAACTATCTATTGTAACTATATTTTCTTTTTTTCTAACATCTGACGCCCAATCCACTACACCCGTTGCATATATATTTCCTTCAACATATAATCTATAAGAAGCTGATACAGTACCACTTGGGCCTATAGCAAAAGATCCATAGGTTCTATTATGAAGCCAAACCCAACCACTACCGTTTTGTTGATATAAACCCCCATTACCATTTTCAAACATAAAATTATTCCAATATCCACTAGGATCTATAATATTTAATCCACCATATCCGCCTTTATTATAGCCAAACATTTCCCATGTACCAAAACTAGCTGATGTACTACGTCTAAAATGACAAGCATAATCTTGATTATATAACCCAGTATCTCCATAAGACCTAAACCAGTTAGTTGAATATACAGCACCGAATGTAGGATTAGTTTTATCAAATCCTGATAAGTTAGTTGCGGTTGTTGCAGTACCAGCGTTACCTGTAACGTTAATACTCCAAGTTCCACTAGCTCCTCCACCTGTTAATGTTGGTGAGTATAATGTGTAGTTTCCGTCATGTAAAATAGCTCTCCAAGGATTAAAAGTTCCAGCATCACCATTTCTAGTTCTAAATGCAATAGAATTTCCTCCTCCACTATAAGTAGCATTTAACCACATATCATAACTTCCACCAGCACTAAATCTAACAATAGGACCTGTAAATGGTGCATTAGCTGAATATGTAAAACCTGTAGCATTAACATCCATTGTATTAGCGTCAAGAGTAAAACCTTGATAATACATTATGTGAGAAGGTTTGCTTGACACGTTACCCCAAGCTACACCGCCTGCAGTTCCAGTAACATTTATTCCCCAGGTTCCATCAGCAACTCCTCGAATAGTATTTTTAACATGAGCTACCGAGGCTTTACGTGACCATCCATCACCATTAGAAACAAAAAAACTATTAATAGTAGGATTCTCACTTTCAGATATATTAAAGTTAATATAATTAGCATAAATATATCCACTAGCATCACGTTGTACAATATGATTTACATTAACACCTGTAGTAATATTTGCTGCAGAGATATTACCAGATAATGTTCCACCAGTTAATGGTAAAGCATAGGAACTATAGTTACCTGCATCTAAAATAATATTACCTAAAGATGTAGGTCTACTCCTAACAAAATTTACAATACCAGTTTCACCAATACTAATAGCAGTTTTTGCTCCTGTAGCAAAAGAATCTGTTGTTGCAATATACATCTTTGTACCATAATTTCCACTTGATTGTACATAAATACCTGCTTGTGCTGTATTTCCAGACCAAGCCCAAGTAATTCCAGAAGCGTTGTCTGAGATACTACTTCCAGCAAAGCTTATACCATAGGTTCCAGTACCAGGTGTGGTAGTATTAATTGTTGTAGAAAAACTTGAAACAATACCTGTTGTTGTAGAAGTAGAAACTGATGCTGCTGTACCACCAATACTTAAACTTGATGCTGTTCCTGTTAAACCTGTTCCAGCACCACTAAATGATGTAGCTGTTACTGTACCTGTTACATCTAGTTTAGTCGAAGGTGAAGTAGTACCTATACCTACGTTACCTGATGAGGTGATGCGCATACGTTCGGTATCACTAGTTCCAAAAGCTAATGCGGATGCTGCTGCATTCCATATATAAGCATTATCTCTTAAATTGACATTTGCAACACTATTACCTCCAACACCAACATACATATTAGCTGTTGAGTTAGCATTTGTAATATTTACAGTTGAATAAGATGTTGTGCCGTCATTATTTATTCTAACCTTATCAACACCAGTACTACTTGTAGTTCCAATTAATAACCTTCCACTTGCATCTAAGGTCATTACTTGTGTAAAGCTGATAGCGTTACCTGCTGTGCCTGAAGGGGCGGTGAACCATTGATGTTCCTGATTAGCTATTCTGTATTGAGCAGATGCAGAACTTTGTAAATATTTCCAGCCACCACTATCATAATAAGCATTGTTTGATAATATCGCAAATTTACCACTTGTATTTCCTGTTGAAAAACTTGATAATGAAGCCCCATTATCTGCTAATTGAATAGCTTTGACTAATGTTCCATCCCACGCACTCGGAGTAACTCCTATACCTACATTACCACTTGGAACTAAAAGACCTTTCCTTGCTACAAACTCTTGTGCCATTTTTTATCCTATTTTCACTATCCAATAGGTAAAGTTTTTAAATTGTTATATGAATGTTTTGCCACTCTGGTGTATCTAATTCTGTAACATCAAATATCATAAACTGTCTACTCTCATATTATTTACAGTCCAAATCTTCCTTTTAATGCATTATAATTTTGTGTTACTTCGGCTAATGTAAGCCCTTTTCCTTTATAAAATTTAAACAAAGAAATTATACCAGATAAAGATCTAGTTGTACCAATTGTTTGACCTCCAATTATAGGTACTCCTCCTGCTGCATAATACAATGATGCTGCACTAGTAGTAATCAGACTTTGAACTGTGTTTAAATATAGATAAAAATTTGTCCCTATTCTTGAAATAACAACATGATTGAATCGTCCTGCTGTTAAAGTACCTATTGTAGCATCATTTAAAACACCCCAACTACCATTTGCAGAAGCCATAGAAAATGATAATTGATCTTGGTTTGTCCCTTTTACAGCTAAACTAAATGCACTAAAAGTATCACCATTACTTAATTGAAAATATCTACCATAAGCTTGACTAGTGCCAGTCCTTCTAAACCAGAATTCAATAGTAAAATCAGCAGCACCAACATTCCAAAGTGTTGAAGCTTGCAAAGTGACTCCATCATTAGTACCATCAAATACAATACCACCAGCATTAGCTGAAGTGTACGCAGGACCATTAACTAGTGTAGCATTTGTTTTATAAGGACTTAAATCATTCCATACTGTTCCTGTTCCTGAATAAGAATTAATATTAGCTGCATCCAAATACATAACTAATCCATCTGTTATAATATTATTTGCTCCTATTAAACTGCTCATAATCCAAACCTACTTTTTAAAGCATTATAATTTTGTAGTACTTCTGATGCTGATAAAGCACGATTGTATAATTTTGCTATTGCTATTCTACCAGCATAAGCATTAGAAGCATTTGTAGCAGCACCTATTGTTGTCTCAGTTGTTGGTGCTACAAAAGATTGATTTGCTGTACTAACAGCCACTCCATTTAAGTATAAAGTGTTAATATTACCTGGTGCATTAGTGAAAACAGCGTGATACCATGTATTTATAGCTACTGTTGTTGATACGACATTACAAGCCACACCACCAAAAAGTATTCCTAATAATGTTGTAGGTGTACTACACACTCCTGTATAAAATCCATATCCATTTGCACCACTATTTCCATTATAAAATAATCTATAGTTTAATCCTGTACCTGTTTTATAAAACCAAATTTCCATAGTTATATTGGAAGTTTGTGTTAATAAAGCCGCTCCACTTTTTAATAACACAAAATCGTTTGTTCCATCAAACACAATACTGCCCCCATTAGAAGGATTAAATGTTGGTCCATTTGTTAATGTGCCGTTACTATTGTAACCACTTAAATCAGTCCATGTTGTACCTGTACCAGGATAACTTTTAGTATTAGCTGCATCTAAATATAAAACAAGCCCATCTGTTACAATAGGTTTAACTCCATAAACTGTTTGTCCTTTAATTGTTATCCTACTCATATCACTCTTGCTCCTATTTTAATATTCCATGTACCAGAAGTAATTGTTGCTATTAATTGAACACTTGTTCCACTTATACTTACAGACCATGAAAGGCCTGCTGTTGTTGCTGTAAGGTCTGCAGTGGAAGTGTCTGTAAATTCAACCACATTAGCTGTTGGATTCCAAACTGCCATCACTGTTCCTGCTCTCCATCCATTATTAACTGTATTTGTAACTCTGTAATCAAAATATGCGGCTGTTCCAGTTGATTCATCTATTGAATAAGCTGTTGTAGGTGAAGCTGTTATACCTGTTAATGTAGCTGAATACATATACATTGCTCCATTAGCATTTACAGCCATTAAAGGAAGTCCTGAAACATCATTCACTTGTAATAAATTACCAGTGGTTATATCTGAAACAGTAAATAATTGACCTGTAGACCCTTGAACTGTTAAAACTGTTGCTCCAACTGTTGAAGTGTAGAAATTAGAAGTACCATTAACATCTAATCTATATCCAGCATCTGTTGCAGTAGCAGTACTATTTTGTAAAACTAAGTTACCTGTTCCAAACAATGTCATGTGTTCGTTAGTGCTTCCCCACCCAGTATTAGTAGGCGCAACTTTAAAAATTAAAGGTCTACTTGTTACAGCACTATTGTCTACAGCTATTACATGTTTATTAGTAGCCCCCGTTCCTGCTAAATTATTACCGCCAATAATTAATAAATTACTATTGTTAGAACTTGTTTGTGATGTACTAAATTGGAAATTATATCCATATCCAGATGGGTTGCCGTTAGGAGAAAAACTTGCTGCAATACCATTACCTGATGTCGCTGCACCCACTTGAAAGTAATTTAAGCCAAAAGCATTGGCTGTGGTTAAATTAACAAATGATCCTAAATTTAATGTACTAGACACTCTAACAGCACCATTTACATCTAATTTATAAGAAACTGATGGAATGGTTGTATTTATACCTACTGTTGAGCCATTATCATATATAAGACTATCACCTAAAGTTGTTGAACCTGTAAATTTTGGTACAAAATTAGTTGTACCTGTACCTGTGATAGGATTTGTAAGAACAGCTTGATATTGAGGAATATTTAATGTACTTCCAATTAATGTAGCAGCTCCACTTGTTCCTGTTGTAGTGAGAGTAATGGTGTTTTGCTTACTATTAAAAGTTGTCCAGTCAGCTGAAGATAAGGCACCTCTGTTTATTGCACTTGCTGTCGGTAGGTTAAAAGTGTGAGAAGAACCAACGGAGCTTATACCAAAATCAGCTCCACTTGTACCTACACCTAAAGTTTGTGCTGCTGTCGTCAATCCATTTATTGAGGAAATACCGTTTGCAAATGTTGTTGTTACGCTTGATATATTTCCATTCTCCGTGTATAAAGTTACTGTTTTACCATTAGGATTAACTATTTGAATCTCAATTACAATTCTATCTGTAAGAGCTAATGTAACTCCGCTTGGTATACTAACTCCTAATGTATATAGGTCTTTAGTAGCACCATTAGTTAATTCTTCAATGGTACCACTACTAATTAGAGTGAGTGAGGCTCCATCCCATTTCTTAACAACAGCTTGAATGGTTGCGGGACTTGCACCAATACCAGCTACAGAGAAATAACATTCAAATACCCAAATACCTCCAGGAACACTTAATTGATTAGGGTCTCCTATGTCAGTAATAAACGAAGCAATTGTTCCTATTGTACTGCTTGTAAAATTAGCAGATGTTCCACTGGCAGATAATTTACTTAACTGATACATTGTTGTACCTGCTATACTACCTTGGGATGTGTTTCCATTTAAATAATATACACTACCTCCACCACCACCACCCACTGTTGGGAATACACCTAGTGTCCCATCACCACGTACATATTGACTTGATAATCCTGCGCCTGTTACAACAATACTTCCTGAGGAAGTTATTGGAGATAAAGACACTGTAAATGCTGAAGGCATTGTAAGCCCAACTGATGTAACTGTACCTACACTCCAGCTTCTATCTGCTGATAAGTCATAAGTAGTTCCATTAATTGTCAATGTTCTTGATGTAGGAACATAAGTAGATAGATCACTTGTTAATGCCAAAGTTCCTGTTGCTGAAGGGAATGTATATGAATATGGTAATGCAGTATTAAATAGTAGATTATGTGCTACTCCAAATCCCCCACCTGTTACATTAATAATTAAACCATTTGTTTGAGAACCTATTCCTGTATATCCATTAGCTATGGGGAAAGTTCCATTCTTAATATTTATACCTAAATCAAAATTCTTTACTCCTGTTATTGTTTGAGTATTTGCCAAAGTAACATACCCACTTAAATCTGGTGTATAATTTGGTATGTTAAATATACCTGTTAATGGATCATAAGTGGAAGCACCACTTGTACCAGTAGTAGTAAGACTAATAGCAGTTCTTGCTCTTGAATTTGTAAAATATAATTGAGAAGGTCTACCTGGAAGACTACCAGCTCCCTCAAATACATCTCCTGTTACAAGACTAACTGGTCCTGTATATCCATTTACAGAACTCACTGCATCTGTATTATCCACTTTATCCCACGCAGTACCGTTGAATATAGCCCAATCCCCCACCTTCCAGTCTGTAATACCATCAAGATTTGTACTACCTGCTGCATTTACAACATAATAATATCCTTTTGTTCCTACACCTGAAGTTAATGTAGGGGTATTAGTATTTGCGTTCCAAATTCCTTGGTAACTAACACTACCTAATAAAGCACTTATTTGATTCTGCACTTTACCAAAAGCTTGTAAAATAGTATCAGTGGAGACTATTGTTCCTCCACCTGTTAAATTAAGGCCTGTTAACACTTTACCTATAACAGCAGAATTAACTAAAGATGGATTTGGATATGTTCCACTAAGCTCACCACCTGCTGCAATTCCTGAAATTGTGGAAAGTTTATTATTAAAAGTGTTCCAATCTGAAAAAGATAAATATCCATCTGTAGCAATATCAGCCTTTGAAATAGACACTGTAACAGTGCCTAATAAATTAGATGCAGATATAGGTGCTGTTCCCACTACACTAGAAACACCTGCTACAATAGACCAGCTTCTATTGGCTGAAAGATCGTATGTAACACCATTAATAGTGAGTGTTCTACTTTCTGGAACAGGAACAAATCCTAATGCAGAAGTGATGTCCCCATAAACCACTGGAGTGGCTGATGTGACTAATCCTTTACCATTTACAGCGAATTTTAAGAAAGTATTGCTCCCATAAACATTAGTGTTTACAGTTTTTAATGTAAGTGTTACAGGGGATCCTGTAGATCCAGATCCTGTTACATCTCCCACAAAGCTTAATGAGGCTGATGGAAGTGCTATTAATTGAGGAGTGATATTAGTTACAAGTCCTTTTGCATTTACGGTGATTACAGGTACTGATATATCAGACCCATAAATACCAGGATTGGTGTTCACGGTAGATAGCGTAAATTGACTATTACCTGGGCCAGAAGCCACTCCATCACCATAAAGATCAGTAATATAGTCTCCAGCTGGTTGGTAAGTGGTGCTATCTAAAGATCCATCTCCTTTTACAAAATCAGAAGATGTTCCCCCAGTTGTAATAAATTTAGATGCTTCTAAAAATCCTGTAAAAGATAATGTATAATTACCACCAATAGTGGTGTCTTGTAATAAAGATCCGCCTAATTGTACTATATTTCCTGGGGAAAGTTGATAAATACCGTTATTAAAAGCATAGCCTGCTGTAATATCACCAAACTTAGCATCTATTTTTTGTAGAGCATCCTCTAACGTGTCATTTGTATTTATAGAAGTGTATATTAAATTAGCACCTTCGTAAAAAACGCAGGTGCTAGATAGTATCACTGGACACACTTCAGCAGAACAAGTAACGTTCATAATTAAATATATTAAGGCGAGATTAAGATGCAAAGATACCTTTTTCTCTTTATTATCAATACATTACATAAAATATTCAGATATAATATAGCAATACAACTCCTTATTTCATACTACTTTCTTTTTGTATAGTTATATCAAATTCTTTGGCAAACTCATTATTTAAAATTGCTCCATATGTTAAAGCAGACTTTGCTACAGGTAAAGCTTTTGCAGCATATTTAATAGGCATAGCTTTTTTCCTCACCTCTTCAGCAGATAATGTAGGATCTGTAATATCAAATCCTGTCACTTCTCTAACAAAGTGACTAGTAAACCTAGTATAATCTGTTATAAGTCCTATAGCTGGGAACATACTTCCACTCAAAAGACTTTCAAAATTGACAGGATTATAGAAGAAAGAAAGCTCTCCAACAAATTTATCTACCACTCTTTGTGAATACCTAAAGAAATTTTTGGTTGCTTTATCTTCTTCATCATCAGGAGCCATAAATCCTAGAGAAATCATCACACCTAATAAAGCCCCAAGAATAGCTAATTCTTTAATCTCGTTTCTTAGATTGGTTCTAATCATATCAGCAAAATCTTCTTTAGTCATGTTAAGAGTTTCACCTGTTCTTTTTTCGTATTTTTCAGCAAAATCCTCATACATTTTATCTATCAAAGCAATTCCCTTGTCATTCATTTGAATTAAATTCGTAATATTTGCTGATTTATCACGAATAGATGTTCCTAAAACATAAGCCAAAAGTCTAATTCTTCCTATATCATATTTCTCCCCTTTAACACCATCTTCATCCACTGTTACAGAAAAATCATCGCTCACTTTTCTAAATTCTGAGAAACGTGTATCAGCAAGTTTTGGTATCCAGCTTTTAAATAGCATCATACTATTTGTCCAAACAGACATTGACATTCTGTTAATATCTCCGTCAGACATACCTCCTGTTGCATTTCTAGAAATTCTTCTAGTTAGTTCTGTCAATCTTTGTAACTCCCTTTGATTTGAAAGATCTAATCCAGGAATTTCTAATTTACCGTTTACAAGTTTTTTAGTTACAGCTATAGACTTTGTTTTCTTAAGTTCTTCCACCTCTGCTTTTATAGCTTCTTTAGACTGTTTATATTCTGAAGAGGATTTATATCTATTTTTGTATTTGTTTTTTACAAAATCATTAATATTAACAATTCTACCATTATCCACCATCATGTTTTCCAAAAGTGTGACAAAAATAGACTTTTCAATAAGTTGTTCTGGTTTTCTCATAAAAACCATTAGCATATCCCCTAAATTTTTTCTAGTGAGAGCAGTCATCCCTGCTTCATATTTATATATATCTGTAGATGGATCATCTTTTAGAGGCATGAATGTATTAACTAATTGTACAAATATTTCTCTATCTTCTTCATTATCAAATCTTTGTACAGCTAATTTAGCTTGATTTTTAAGAAAGTCTCTTGCTTTAAAATAATCACCAGCTTGTGTAGCCACCTGTATATTACCTCCAAACATATTTACAGCTCCAGATATAAATTCAAACCCTAAAGCTTTTAATTGGAATGCTCTATTTGCTGCGTCCATAGTTTTTACTAAAGATGTAGCAGAAGGCTCCTCATCTATTTTAAATACTTCTCTGCCTGTAATAGTGTTTACACCATTTTTTACAAAGTTTAACACTTTACCTACATTTAAAGGAGTGTCTGTATCAGAAAGAACATACTTTTGTCCGTATAACAACACTCTTAAAAAGTCATCATACATTTTAGTGTTTTCTTCATTTCCTGGTATTTCTATTATTTTACCACCTTGTTTAACAACATTTGCTGATCTATCTGTAGCTAAATGCCCTTTAAATTGCTCTACAGTTTTTACTAATTGTAATTGTCCTTCTACAGCAGAAAGATATTTATACTTTTCCATTTGTTGGATGTATAAAATCATATTCTTAAAAAGATCTTCGCTTACGTCAGAATAATCATTTACACCATCTTTTCTAGTAAAATCATATGTGTAATACTTAGGAACAGAATTTTCTAGTTCACCTGTAAGCTCATTAAAACTTCCAAATCCTACATCATCTGTTTGCATTTTAAGACTCTCTGAAAAATTCTTTAAAGGAGAAATACTATGATCCCAAGCTAGTTCTTCAGCAGCTCCTTTCCTAACAAACGGTAGGAATGTTTTCATCACTTTATTAGTGATATATCCAGCCTCTTTAGCTTCTTCATTTATACTACCTATGAAATTATAAAGTTCTAAAAGAATTGGATTTTTAAGAATGTTTTTGTATTCTTCTGAATACCATTTTGGGAGAGGATGTCTTTTAATGATATAGTTATTCCAACCATTAAAGTTTTTATTATCAATATCCCACATCTCTTGAGCTTCTTTAATATTTTTAACTCTTATAGCCTCATTCTCATTTTTATCACTTGTATATATCTGTCTTTCTATTTTTTTAATTTGATCTTCAAGACGTTTATTAGCTTCTTTTTTATACTCCTCTACATCAATATTGTCTAAAAGCCATTGTTTATCTCCACCTTCTTTAGCTTTTGCATCCACTTCTTCATGGAATTTTCTGCTATATCTATGAATAAGTTTATTAACAATACCTCCTTTATCATCCTTTTGATATATCTGTTGCACTATTGTTCTAAGATCTCCCCCCTGTTCTGCTAATTTCTTCCTAATATCCATTAGTTTTTGTACTCTTTCTAACGATGCTTTAGAAGCTTCTCCTTGGGCACCTCTCACCACTTTGTATAACAATTGTAATGCTTTAGAAGGAAGTTCTGATATACCTCTAAAATTAGAAGAAAGTCCTTTAATAACAGCTTCGGGGGATAGAAGTCCAAATACAAGGTTTCTTTGCCCTACATGTTTATCTGCAAAATCCTGAGCAGCTTTCGTTAATTGTTCTTTTGATCTGTAAATAGCATTAGATTGGGCCATCAACTGATCATGTATATCTTTTCTTCTTGCTACATCTTCTCTTTCTTCTTCTGTCTTAGCATTTTCCAACATATCCTTTGTATACACAAGGTGGCCTATGTCTCTTCCTATATTTTCAAAAACATCAATAATTCTTAAGTGCACTCTCATCTTCTCTGCAAAATCTGAAAGTTCTTTATTATTTGAATCGTTAGAAGAAGCTGGTCTATTTTTATAAATAGTGTTATAATCATTTAATAGCTGGTCACCCTCTTCTCTCATAATACCTACAACATCAATTAAAGAAGCAATATTATTTTGTCCCTGTAAAAGACGAACAGCTTTTCTAATAGTGTTTAAACGCTCTATTTTAAATAAACGCTCATCATCATCTGTTACTTCTTCCTTGCCTATTTGTTTAAGCATGGAATTTAGTTTTTTAATAATATTATCAAGATCTTCATATCCTGTAGATTCTGTTTGTTCAGAAACAGGCACAAGTCTAAGATCTTGTATTTTAGTTTTATCTATAGAACCTATAGCTATTCCTTTTAATTCAAGGCCAGAACTCTTATTGCCTTTTTCTTTATACCCAAAATCCATAGCTATTGGAATAGCTCTATTCATTCCAAATTCTTTTATTCCATAAAAGTCTTTAAGAATATTTTTATATGTACCAAGCTGAATATCAAAGGCTCCTTGTTTAAACCATGCAACATCTTCACCGTTTATTTGCATAAACTTCCAATCAAGAATATGTCCTTTCCCCGAAGGATCTACAGCTAAGAAGTCTATTGTACCAGCTCTTTTATCTTTAGGATTGTAAACTATAACTTCCGAGAAAACTAATGCATCTTTATCTAATGTTTGTAAAAGACTTACATAATAGTTTTCCAACATATTATACATTTCTTCAGAAGGAAGATTGAATTTTACAGGTCTTGGATCAGGAGTGGTCTTTTTTGTACCATCTTTATTATAATATCTATTATGTATTTCTTCAAAATCAGCATGCCCCTCCACCCCATATTTTCTTTTCATCTCGTTAAAAGCCTTTTCTTCTGGAGTGAATTTTTTATCTTTAAATCTTTTCTTATACCACTCTTTAACAAGATCTGTCACCCTTTTGGTTATTTTTTGTTTTGTACCATCAGGAAGAGATATTTCATACCAGTTGGTAGACTCATCTGAATCTGCTAACACTTCATCAGACTTTTCATCACTAACCACTTTGTTAATAGAATTTCTTGTTTCCTGTATTTTTTCTTGCACTTTCTTTTGTGCATCAGATAGTTGGTAAAATATTCCTCCTTCAGAAATATCAGAAATGGTTCCTCCCACCTCACCTTCAATCACTCTAGCTCCCACTTCTTCAAATATAGATATGTTGGATTTTCTATATACACCTCTTATAAGATCTAATATTTTATTCCAAAAGTTTCTAAATAATGATTGAGTGGCTTCCTCCATTAATTCAGGATAGGCTTCTGTAGCTCCTGCTTTATTAATAATTACTTCCACTAAAAGTTTATCTACAGCTTCTTTCTTTATTTTACGTATATCTGGTTTTCCATTAGGAAGTTTATATACATCTTTATATTGATCATAGACTTGTTTATATATCTTAAATCTATCTATTTTAGAAATCATTTCTGTAACAAGTCTTGGGTCCATTTGTTCTAAAATAGCTGTTGCTACGTGTACCATTTCTTCTGTGAGAGCAACATCTTCTTTCCCCTCTGCTACAGCAATTATCCCTCTAACAAGATCTGCCAGTCCATTTATTCCTTTTGTTGTTACGTCTTTATTACCTTTTAAATAATCAGAAAGCTGCTGAATACTAATACCCATTTTTTTAGCAGCTTCCTTCACCTTAGAAAGTGTTTCAGCAGAAGCCTTAGAAGCAGGCATTCCTTCTTTTTGTAAAAGAATTTGTTTCTGTTCTCTTTCAGGAACAATTTCTACTTCATTCCATGTATTACCATATTCATCTGTAATTTGTTTTACATTATCCTTTCCGTATTGTTTATTTAAAATATTCTTTACAGTGTTCTCATAGAAGTTGTATATAGGTTTTAAAGCACCAAAACCATTTTTTTCAACATCTTCAAGCTCTTTTTTAAGTTGATTTATTTCATTTTTAGTTTCTTCTGAAAACTTACTTTTTAAAGATTCAATTTCTTCTTTAGTAGCTGTTTTTTCTCTACCTGTTTCATTGCTTACTTTTCTCCAAGTTAAAACCTCATTACCATTTTCATCTTCTAAATATCTTTGAATATAATAAAATCCATCAACATTTTTATTTTTTAAAATACTAGATTCTTCAAGTTCTTTAATTCTATTTTCTTTTTGTTTCTTAAACTCTTCTAATGTTGTATGTCCTTCTACTTTACTAGCTGTATTACCAGAAGGGAATAACACTTTCTCATATCCTTTTTTAGCACTATCTTGTAGAATAGATTTAATAAAGAATGTAACCCAGTTAGAGTTTTTGTTTAGAAGTTGGAGGAATTGATTATCTGAACTATTATCTCCTCTTTCATCAAATCTTTTTTCTAACGCACTTCTTCTTAAAGTAGCTGTTTTACCTTCTTGATTTGAAATTGTAATTAATTCATAAAGATTAGAATCTGTGTCAATATTTGTAACTGTAAACTTTTCACCATTAGATATAAATGTATCTCCTACTTTTTTAATATCAAGCTTTTTAGAAAGAACTTTACTATCTCTACCCTTCTGAAAAAGATCAGATTGTACTTCTAGTATTCTACGAGTTGTAGTAGGTGTACCTCCAACACCAGGAATGCCATTTTTTTCTAATTCTTTAGCTGCTTGAGCACCTTCAGTATCTCTAACTTCTTCTATTTCTTGAGGTAGTGCTTTTCTATTTTGAATACCAACTATAGAATCATCACTTCTAAACCAACCAATACCTTGATCTGTAGCAAACTGAGCATGTCCTTTAATAGAAGGAGTAATAGCTGGTGTAGCTATTTCATTTTCTGTATAATTGGTTCCTCCTGGAACTGTTAGGTTAGAATATACAGAACTATTATTAGCAGCTCTTTGAGTATTAAAAGCTCTGTTAGCCTCTTCTAATGTTTTAAAAATTGCTATATCAGGATCCCCATCTTCTGTAATATATTCAATAAAATAATCCCCAACTTCAGCTCCTAAAGCCATAGCAGAATTTTCATCGGTTATTTGTTTAGGTTCAGAACTTTTACCATAAATATCAGAACCTATTTTATTTTTAGCAACATTAATCTCAATAGCATAACTATAATTAGCTAACATGTTGGTAATCAACTCATTACGATCTGTTGTATTAAATGATTTGAGAAGTTCTATTTGGTCTTTAGGAATACTAAGATCAGATTGTACCTTGTTCCAAAAAGCATCTCCTTTCACTCTATTCTTTTCTAAGGAAGAAAAAAGTTTAATAGCCTTCTCAGATTGTAAAGCATCTACAGATTTTAATCCAGCTTTAACAATAGAACTTTTACTCTCACTTTCAGGAACATTTCCTTCATAAAGATCCCATAAAGCATAAGCAACATTCTCTCCTCTAGCTGCTACTAACAATTTCCAAGAATCAAGATTTATATTAGGACATGCCATATTTTAACATTTATTATTTTTAATTATTGTTCCTGCTTCAGCCAATGTGTAGCCCATGTCTACAAGCATTTTTGTGTTTAATTGCTCAGATGAATATGTTTTTCCATCTTTAAGAGACACTGTTTTTTCAGTAGTTGTAGACTCCAAAGATACTAAATTTTCATCTAAATATGATAAAATTTCATCATCTTCTTTTTCTTGTTCCACTTTTAAAAATCCATTATCTATCTTAGATTTTTTAGCTACATCATACATTTCTACAGCCCTGAAAGAGTCTCCCCAAGCATTAACCATTTTATAAATATATTCAGTAATAACAATATTTTGTCCATCTTTATTCATTGTATATTCATTAGTAAATGGTATATCTCCATTATATATTTTTTTGAAAAGTCCTTTTTTGATATAAGAATAATCACCTTTCTTTCTCATAGCTTCTTTCTCATATTTATTTCCCACTTCCCATGTAAACACAACATAGTCAGAGTCTGCTTCCCTGGATTTTGTATTAAACTTAATCAATTGAGGAATATCTCCAGTTTCCATAGGTTTATTAAACCCAGATAAATTTCTAAAAAAGTCAAAATTTTTATATCTCCAATTACCAAATTGATCTTGTTTTTTAACTAGTCTTCTACTAGGAACAACATCTCCATCATTCCAATTATTTCTTTGAAAAACTCCTAATTTATAAAAATCATTAAGATTTGGAATTGTCTCAAGCTTTGATAGGGTCTTATTGTAGATTTCTTTAAAATCTTCATAAGGAATAAGAGATGTAAATGATATTGGAGACCTATTTAATCCAGATTGCAAAACAGCGAGCCTAACTAAGTTTCCATATAAAGGACTTTTTATACCTTTAAAATATTGTTTTAGTTCTTCAAAAGCATAGATAATTTGATTTTGATCATACACTTTATTATCTCTACCAACAATCTTTAAATTGTTTGTTCCGTTTTCTAGTTTTTGAGAAAATACAGGAACAAGACTATTTATTAAAATATTATCTTTTAAAGGATGTTTGCTAGATTTTTTAACATCTACAATAAAATCTGACATTTGTTTAGCCACATTATTATCTTCTAAAAGAATTCTTTGTACCATTGTATTAAGATCTCTATCATTCTGCACTGCCCAATCAAAAAGATCATTCACTGCCTTTTGAGAAATTTTAACAAAATCCCTATCCGATTCATTTATATACGGAAGTAACACTTTTTCCATAACTCCTCTAACATTAGTTTGGTCAGAAACAAGTATTGTAGAAAGAGCATTTCTTAATTTAAGCAATAAATCACTTAAATTTCCTATGAAAGAATTTTCTAATATATCATCTACGGAAGATACAATAGATGTTTTTGCTTTTTTAAGTTGTTCCATTTTCTTAAATACTAAAAATGGATCATTAAAAGAAGCTGTATCAAAATTAGAACCCTGTGTAACTAAGTATAGCTGATTAGCCATCTTAGCATACTTAACAAACTCAGATAGGATAAATCTTTGATCTGCTTTCTGCTCTGGAGATAAATTTTCTCCCTCCCCAATCATATCCCATAATTTACTCTTGCTAGGTATTTTAGTGGGCTTTGTAATAGATGAATCATATTTAGAAATAACATCTTCAAATATGTCCCCAATAAATAACCAAGAATACCCAGACCTTTCTATGGATTTTAAATAATCTCTCACAATGGGTTGGTTCATGAAATAAGCAATAGTGTCGATTGGTACACCTATCTTAGCTAAAAACAACCATGTACTAGCTACATTAGGAGTGGCTCCTAATTCCATAATCCAGGGTCCTTTAGATATATCCACATATCCATCAATAAACTGTCCATTTATATCTGATATATCTTGGCCTTCTGCATTTTCTATCATAGAAAGTGTAGGAACTTTTTCTCCATCCACTTCTATACTGTTATACTGTTCAAAGTTAATTTCTGCATCACCCAACCACTCTCTGTCAGCAGCATCCTGTATTGCTAATTTATTTTTATCTATGTAAATAGGAGATCTCTGATTTAATGAGTGATTAGTTTGACTTACAGCAGCAATACCAATAGCATATTTACCACTAACAAATGCTTGTCTAAGTCTTGACATAAACACCCTGTTTAACATGTTTCCTGTAGAATCATAGTTAAAAGCCCCCACTCCTAATTTATCAGAGATTTTTTTAGATAAATCTTTAAGTTGATCTGCGGAGTTTGGAGAAGTAAGTCTTTTGAAATTTTTAGGATGAGAAACAAGTTTTTCACAAGACTCTATATATTCATTTTCTAAAGACTCTTTGTACATTTTGTCTTTAAACTCTTCTAATAAAATCTGCTGTACATCCCAATTAGTTAATTCAGAAAGTTTTTTACCAAGTTTTTCTAATCTTTTTATAAAAATTTCCTCAATATCAGCAACTAATAATTTACCGTCTTCAGTTTCTTTTTCAAACATTTGTTTAAAAATAGGAATCCATTTATTAGCTGTTTTGTCACTAGATATTCCCAAAGAAATATCACTGAATAAAGACTGTAAATCAGCTGTAGATATTTTTTTAGCTTCTGCTTTATCTATTTTGCTTTGTAAAATATCAAAGAAAATATCTTCATATTTATTTTTGTTATTAGGATCTATACCAAAAAATGGTACAATCTCTATATTTCCTTTAGCATTTTTAAATACGTTTTTAAAGTATATAGAAAGTTTATCTATATCAAAGTCAGATCCCACTTTCTGAACCAATGCTGAAGGAATTACAACAGAGTCTCCAAATTCCTTAGGAAGAAATCTTTTAATTTTAAAAACATCAATAGAGTTTTGCTTTTGTGTAGGAATACGGTATGCAAGTCCAGATAGAATTTTTTGTCCTTCTGGAGTTTCATTTAAATATTTTAAAAGCTCTTCGTCAGACAAATCACTCTTAAACCATCTACCCACCATTATTTCACACACACGTTTACCATCCTCATCCTTATAAAACTCAAGAGTGTCAGATGTATATCCTAGTTTTCCGTTAATTTCTCTTAATTCTGTTTTTGTAGATTCTAATAAAGCAGCAGGAATTTGTACTTTTAATCCACCAGAAATTTTAGGAGAAATTACTTCCTTATCTGCTATGGAATATAAAATATTTCTTATTTGTTGGTAGGCAGGTGTGGCCTCTAATATTACAGAACCTTCTGCATAATTTCTTACAGCCTCACTTATATTATCATTAACCTCTCTTTTTAATAACTCTTGTCTTAAAAACTCTGCAACTTTTTCAATATTCTCTGGTTCAATAACATATCCATCAGCAGTTTCTGTTATATGCAATTTATTCAATAAAGACTTATATCCATTTACAGCAATAGCTTCTAAAAGATTTTGGTTGTTTTTTATCTCTTTGTAGAGAGAAGATTCTTTTATTCTACCTTCTTCGTCTAATGCATACCAAGCTTTATACCTTTCTGGAAATGTTTTTGTTTCTTCAAAGTCTACAGGAACTCCTGCTTCCATATAATCCATAGTGATGAGTTTTGTCACCTGGGATCCTCTAGTTACCAAAGGAGTGTCTTTAGAAGGCACTTCAGATTGAACACTCATTATGTCAAAAGGAACATTGAACACTCCTTCAAACTCATTAGTGTTAAAACTACCATCCTCGTTATATACAGAATTAGTTTTTTCAGCTCCCACTTTTCTAGCACTCTTAAACACTACATAATCAATGTTTTCTTCCTGCATTTTATCATAAAGCTTTAATGCGTTGGAAGAAGCATTTATCTCATACATCACTCTATATGATAATGGATATAATGCAAACTTGTCTAGCATTACATCATTGTAATTTTTACCATTATCTTTATTTCCAGCTACAATAGGTTTAACTGGTGTATAAGTACTCTTTGCAGCAGGATTCTTATTAAGAAGCTTTTGTAACTCTTCTTTAGAGGCTCCTGATTTAGCAGCTTCTTCAAATTTAATATCAAACTTATATTGAAGCTCTTCGTTTTCATTCCATTCTCCAGAACGAATTCTAAAATTTCTATACGCTTTAAAAGAAATTATACCACTACCATCCGTTTCTTCATATTCTTTATATCCAGGAAGATCAATCACTCCTACAATATCAGCTAGTGTTGTGGTCTTAAAGTAATTCTTATTAAAATCTGTATACCCTAAATCTCCTTTTTTAAAGCCTTTATTCCAAACATTATTTAATAGCGAATTTATATTGTCCGATCCTAATAAACGTTGTCTAGGAGAGAGAAAGTTTTTAATACGTTTTAATTCATCACTGTATTGATAAGGATCTGAATACAATAACTTATGAAACTCTATATTGTTAATCATAAAGTTGATATTCAAAGCTGTCAACTCTCTGTTTAAATCATCAATATTTTCAAACACAGACTCTGAAAGTGCTATGTTTTCCACTTCCCAGCCTAAATCTGTTTTATTTATAATACCATAAGAAAGTAAATTATTTCTAAATTTATTTACATCTTCCCCAATAAAACTCTTTAGAGCAGCATTAATTTTTGACTCATATTTTTTATAAACTTCTTCTGGAGTTCCAGTTTCTTTCACAATATCATTATGCAACTTCTCTCCAAGAATAGGTTTAAAGAATCTAAGATCTGTACTTTTTCTAGTTTTTGTCTCTTTTGTGTTTCTATTTACATCTCTAGATAATAGTAATTCTGAAATAAAATATCCTTTAAATATTTTATTAACATCTTCCATTCCTGTAGCTCTTAATCTTTTTACAGAAACATGATTACCCATATATGCCATCCATTCCATAGAAGCATCTCCAGGGACAAGATTCATATAATATCCATTAAGATTTAAATTAATTTCTTGTATTAATCTTTCTCTATAGGTTAACTTAGAAGATTCTTTTTTCTTACCACTCTGTTCATTAATTGTACCATCTACATATCCTATAGATAAATAGTTTTCAATATCTTCTCTTTTTTCCCCTGTCTCTAAATTAAACATTTTGTTTAATATAACAGAATTCTTAACAAAAGAATCTGTTAATAAATACTGATATTGAGCGGGAACATCATTTAAATTGTTAACCTGAGAAAGTACATCGTAAAGATCACTACCAGGATTGGTTCCTATAAAAGACTGCACTCTTTCTCCATTAAGATTGAAATATGTACTGTCAAATTCTGGAGTGGTAATTATTGCTTTTATTGTAGCTAGTTTTAATAGCTGGCCCTCAATATCTAACACCTTACCAGATATAGTGGCTATTTCTTTAGCTTGCTCAATACTTGTTCTAATACCATCTACAGCTGTGTTAAATACTTTTAATTTATCACTGTTAAGAGATTTTAATTCTTCCTCTGTAAAAGATATTCCTAATTTTTCTAAAAACGCTATTCTTGCTGATGCACTTAAAAGAGTTTTAGGAACAGATTTAGGCTCTCCTTTAAATCTTCTAGTCTTATCATCATATACAAAATAAGAACTTTTCTTAGTTTTTATTGCATCAACTATTTGAGAAATAAAATCTGATCTTAATTGTCTTGCTGCAGAAGAAAGATTTGAATCTCCTATTACAACATCATCATTAGAAAGAATAAATACTGCTTTTACATCAGCATTCATTTTCTTAAATGTTTTCCAGAATGAAGCAAGTAATTGGGCCTCATGTGGTTCTGTTAAATTAGAATAATCAATTCCTTTAACAGTTATAGCAGATTTAGTAAGTCTTTCATATAATGTTTTATAATTATTATCTTTTAAACCTAATTCTTTAAGTCCTTGTAACATTTCTTCTATAGTCTTGGCACTATGAACTTGGTTCATTACTTTCATAAAAACCTCACTAGTAGGAATTAACTTAGCACCATTCACTGTAGAACGGTCCATATTACCATCTCTATCCACTCTAGCAACAGTGGATAATAACATTTTTATAGCTGCATTAGCCTTTTTAAAATTGTCAATTTTTCTAGCATCTTGATAATCTGATTTTCCAGAGTTATTTTCATCTGTTAATGTTGCATTATCATTCTCATCAAATTCTATTGAATATCCTCTTAAATATTCCTCGTGTTTAAATTTAAACTCATCCCAATTATCTTCTACAGCCTTCCATAAAGCAAGAGATTTTTCTATGTGAGGAGCCCCTTGTTTTTCTGTAAATGTACCTTTCTCAATTAAAGCTTTTGTAGAACTTACAGTTTTAAGAATGTCTTTTTGAACTTGGTCTTTTAATTTTATATATAATTCCGTTTTGTTAATATTTGGAATAGTAAAAAAGCTTTTATTATCTCTGAAAATATTCTTTAAAGTGAGGTAGGTCATGTTTTGTATAACATCATGTCTCTCCTGACCATTCATTCCAATTATACTAAACTCTGCCCCAGCATTTGCAATAGCTTCTTCTATATCAATCACTCCTTCTTTAGCGAAAGAAAGTGCTGAGTGATATGGAGAATATTGTTTGTAATATCCATTTCCTATTTTAGAGAATAGTTTTTCTGTATTACTTTCAGCTTTATTTCCTGTAAAAAATTCCTTAATAAAACTAACAAGGTCTGCAAATAATTTTAATATAAATGGTCTTCCAGAAGTTGGTTTACCTGGAATTTTTTTATACATTACATAATCTCTAAACTCTTCTGCTAGTTGTTCTTTAGCTTCTTGATTAGTGGCCTCAGAATATTTAACTTCTTTTCCTGTAGGTCTGTCTATAAAAGAACCTTTTCTAGCTTTAAACTCAGCTAATACATTAGCTTGTTCTTCAGCATCAGAAAACATTTTCCATACAGCTTCAAAAACCTCATGGTAAACAGTGCCCACTTCCGCATTCTCATATATGTATATAGCACCGTCTTGAAACATACCCCAAGCTTGTCTACCATTAGTAGCTTGTATTACATTCTTCACTCTATATACAGGAACATTTGGAAAGTTTTCTTTTAACCACTTTTCCACCTTCTGCCAATTCTCTCCCTCAAATTTTTCTATTTCTTTAGCAATCTTTTCTCTAAACACAGGACCATCTTCATCAGAAGATTCCATCATTTGTCTTCTTATTTTGTCAAGATCTGACTCTGTCATTCCTTCAGATGCAACTTCTGTTTTAGCTTCCTCACTTATAATTTTTGCTGCTACAGGAGCTGTTTGTTCAGTCACTTTCTTTTTATATTCTTCTATCTGTGGAGCTAAAGTTTTTACAATTGATCCTGCAAAAGCATCTTTAATTTGTTCTTCTGGTGCGTTAAGATCAGCTATTGCTTTTTCAATACCATCTCCAGACAGTTCTCCTTGAAACACTCCTTTTATAGCATCATATGAAAAATTAATATTATATTTACCTAAAAGGGTAATGTTATTTTTTGCCTCTCCATCAAATGTATAGCCATCAACAACTATTTTAGCTGCTGGTGTAGGAGCTACAGGAGCTGCTGGGGCTGTTGGGGTTAGCACCTTCGGTGTTGTTACCACTGTTTTTGGAATAACAAACTTATCTGCATTATCAGTGATTGTAAAATAAACCCCTTCTCTATTAACATCTTCCTCATTTTTTAAAGGACGAGCTATTGTTGTAAGAGGAATATTCTCTGCATTTCTTTTATTACCATCCGCATCTTTATTAGATAGTAGATAAGATTGGTAGTTAGGCCATGTTTTTATTTCTAAAGATCCATCTTTTTTAACACCAATAATTTCAGAATAAGGTTCATTCCAAGATTTATTTATAATAGTGGCATTAACATTATTATACATGTCCTGTATAAGAGACATTAAATTATCTTGGTTTTCTTGAATGGATAATGGACCAAAAGGAATGTTTCCTCCTTTTCCAGATAAGAATAATTTTAATATTCCATCTGCATCTTTTTCAAACCATATACTATTATATCCTGGATTCTTTCTGTTACCATCAACCACTTTAGGAACTCCCCAATATACAACAGATTTGAGCCAATCTAATATAACTAAAGAATCTGCTGATTTAGCATTACCATCTTTTTCTACATTTCTAGAAAGTCTTAAAATCATATTATATATTAAAGAAGCTTCTTTCTCATTAAACTTTCTATTGTTTAGTTTAACAAGACCATTTGCTGTCTTTAATAATGGTCTACCTTTAGCATTAGTAAATGTAACGCTACCATTTTCTTCCGCACCTTCTGTAGTACGAAGAACAATTACATTATTGTTTTCTAATCCTTTTGGAACAAGTCCAGCCTCTTCTACAGAGTTTTTAGCTCGGTAGTTAGTCTGTTCAACTCCTTTATCATCTGTATATTTTTCATTTTGTAAAATACCAAATGAAGCGTCTATTCTATATTGTACAAGGTCAACAGTTGATAATATACCATCTCTCCATGTTTTATACTGCTCTATTAATGCCTTTTTAACATTATCTGGAGTGGTATTTCTAAACATAGAAGATGGCTTACCACTCTTACTATATTCAGCACTCCATTCTAATCCCTCATCAGGCATCACCTGATATATTGCATTATCTAATTTATCTACTCCTTCAGGAATAACTTCTCCATTAACATCAACAAGTTCTCCATCTGTATTAACCATAACAAGAGCTATCACTCCTGCTTTTTGCTCTGGTGTGCCTTCTCCAAAAAGTCTATCTATTAATCCAGGTATAAGACTAACTTGGTTGTTAATTGTAACTAATACACCACGGATATTTGCTTTATTAGGAAGAGTGGGGAAATTGTTACCAAACTTATTAGCTCTTATATGATGAGGCTTGTCTGACTTTGAAGGCACCTTTGTACTAGTGACAATAGAAATGTCATCCTTTTTAGCATCAGGCTCATAAGTTTCATCATACTGAAGAGTTTGTTGATCAGCTACCATTGTTCCTAAAATAGCTTGTTTAAACTCTTCATTTTTAGCCAGTCTAGCTTCCTGTTCTTTTTGTTGTTTATGTTTTTTAGCTACTTCCTCAAATGTATTTAAAATTAATTCTTTTGCTTTAATTTCTTTTTCTACCTCTTTAAGCTGATTTTGTAACCCCTCCATTTCTTTCCTAAGTTCTTCTAAAGATCTTTCATTAGGAATGACGTCAAGTTCATCTATATCAGCAATATCTCTTTCAAATTCAGAAAGATCTGATAATAGATTTGGGTTTGCCTGTAAGTAAGATTGATAATCTGGATAGACACCTTTAGCAGAAAGATCTTTATTTAAAAACTCTACAAGTCCTAATGGTGTATATGGAAGATTTGGATATTTTGCTTCAAATTTCTTAATAAGATTTAATGCAAAATCAACAGCAGTTTTTAATGCACCATCCACTTGATCCATTAATTTAGACAAAGCATTAATTTGTTTTCCTACACTTTCTTGTAATAGGTTTAAATTTAAAGCTTGCTCATTAAGATCTTCTAGTAGCTCTCTACTGTTTTCAGGGAACTCATCAATATTTTGAGCCATATCAGCTACATAAGACTGATTAAACTCTATCTCATCTCTTTCAGCTTCTAATGCTTCTATTTCTAAACGAAGGTCTTCCTTCATTCTAGAAAGTCTATTAGCAGCTTTAATTGCTTTATTTGTAGAAGATTTAAAATTGTTTTTCTTAGTGATAGCACCACTACTAATTTTTTCTTCTAATACTTTCATCTCCTCAACAATCCTATCCACTTGCTCTTTTTTCTGAGCAATAAGTGTATTAGTTTTGTCTAGCTTAGCAGAAAGATTGTCAAATAAATTAGTAAGTATTTCAAGTCTACTAGCTCTTCTTGCTTCTATTCTTGCGTCTCTTTCAGCAGCAAACTCTTCTTCTGATTTTTGTTGAACAGCTGTAAGAGTACCAAAAGCTTTTATCATTCCATGTTGGTAGCCTTCTTTAGCTTTAAAGTCTTGTCCTACAATTTCTTTTGTTCTTATTTTTCCTTTTGCATCTTTGTATACAAATAATAAAATTCCTTCTTTAGGAGAATATTGAAGTCTTCCTTTTGCAGGCTGTCCATTCACTTTAATACCGTAATGTTCATATACGGTATTAATATTATCCATGTAAAACTTAGCTTTTTTATTTTTTTCTGTATCACTCACCTTCCCCAACTTATAACTAGCCAGTTCTTCCTTAGATATATTTTTAATAATTCCTGTAGACCCTTTTATTCTTATTGTGCCATCCTCATTTTCACCAAGAATTGTTAACTTAGGAAAGTTATGAACTTCTTTACCATCTTTACTATAAGAGACAACACTACCTAAATAATACTCTGTACCCACTTCAATATCTTCTTCCCCATCTTTTGTCTTAATTTTAACAATCTGCTTTTCTTTAATTTTTGTATCAGGAGCAAATTCTTCTTCTTCCTCTTCTGTATATTTCTCTGGATTGTTTTTAATATCATTATATTCATCTAAAAACTTTGCTCTACGTGCTGACAATTCAGCTACATCTTCTAGAGCTGTTTTAAGATCTGCCACTTTTTCTGGTAATAAATTTTTACCAAGAGCATCAATTTCTGCCATAGCAGCATTGAAAGAATCACTACTTCCAGCTACAACATCATTAATAACTGTATCAACATCTATATTTATAGCCTCCAAAGAACCAGATAGTTGTGGTATTCTTTTATCATAATCTGCCACTTTAGTAGCAGCATAAATCATTTTATTTATTGTCTCTGGAGAGTATACAGGTTTACCATCTTTGGTGATAAGATTACCATATCTTAAATTAATAGATTGGTATAAAGATTTTATGCTATCAGCAGTTTGTTCAAGATTTTCTATTCTCTGTAAATATTGCTCTCTAGTGTCTCCCTCTAATGCTTTACCCTCCGCCTTTAATTGTGCAAATCCTTCTTCAGTCATTGCTAATTTTCTATAATCTTCTATGTCAGAACGAACAAGATCCATTCTGCCATATTTAATTCTAGGTGTTAGGTAGTTGATAATATAATCTTGTTCAAGATCTTTACTCTCTAAAACATCTCCTTGTCTTAAAGCTTTTTCTCTATCCTCTTGAATAGCAGTGCCTCTATTAACAGCAGATATTGTTTCCTTTGTAAAATCAGAGAATTTCCATTCATTGGCTTTTTTAATAAATTCTGCTGTATCTTTTGCTTTTTCTCTACTCTCTTGTATTTTCCCTTTAGCCATCATTAAGGCCCCAGATAAACCACCAATAAGGACATTTTCCATTCCCTCGTTAGTAGTGAGGGTTTGTTTAACTCCTTCTTTAAGACTATCAATAAAATCAGCTGAAGCTCCTCTGTATTTTTTATTATAATAATCTTGTGTGCCTGATTGAATAGCAAATTGTGCGCCTTCTTCAAAAGCTTCAGATATAGAAAATGTGTAAGGCCTTATATTATTTAATGTAGATAAAACTCTGTTTTTAAAGAATGAAGGGGCCTTTACTAAATTACCAGCAGCATCTTTAGTAACATCTGCCACTTCTTTTGTAAGACCATTAACAATCCCTTTTTCAGCCTTATACGAAGCTCCTAGTATTTTAGGAAACTGAATATAGTTAGTAGCTGTTAATAGAGCAGTGTTAAGAAGGAAAGAAGATGTACCTACATTTTCTGCCTCATTATTAATTTTTTCAAGATCTTTACCTGTTGGAGCAAGTCCAAAGTTTTGTGCTTTATATTCCTCTATTTTCTTTTTTCTAAATTCATTAGAATTATTATAAGCTTCAAATCCTGCCTCTCCTGTTGTAGCAAGTCCTGCAACAACAGCTCTACCACCAGCATTAAGACTATTATATGTAGATAGGTATTTATCAGAAATACTTTTTATCTTACCAAACATGCTAGCTCCTTTATCAGCAGCAAGAAGAGCCTCTTCTGTAGCCACTAAAGCTTCTGCAGATTTACCTGCTGCAAATAGTTTTGATGTAAGAGGAAGAGCTTTTAAAACAGAAGCATACACACCTCCAGATAAAGCAGCTCCTGCTGAAAATCCCATATTTTTAATAATGCCATCCCAGAAGAAATTAGCTGTAAACCATTTCTTAGGAGAGTACCAATCTGCGTCTTTTTCTTCTTTTGTATAATAGTTAGCCCATTTATCTTCAAGATCTTGATTAAATTCATCTAGACTTCTATTAAAATCATTATCATAAAATGATGAAAACTTTCCTGTTTGGGCCCAATTAGCCACACCATTAACCAATCCAGCTGTAGACTGTAAAAATGTGGTTCCTGTTAAAGCAAGTCCTTTGCCTACACCATTAATCATTTTGTTTGTCCAAGCTTGTCCTTGGGCATATAACTCTTCATTATCAACATTCCTAAATGTTTTAGGGTATCTCTTGGAAGTTTCTTGGGTGGAATAAGCATATTTGCTTGTATCTTCCATACCGAAAGCTTCCATTCTAGCTCTCTGAAGATCTTCTAAAGGATTGTTTCTATTCTCTCCACCAGACCCACTAGGTCCCACTCCTTGAGGAATACCCTCATCCAATCTAGCTAGACCTTCATTTTTAATATTATTTGCCCAATCTAAGAAGTTTTGATCACTCATTTTTTAAAGTTTAATCCACTAAGTGTTTTAATTGTTTGAAGTCTACCTGGAGTTAAGCTATTTATAAAAGACTGTGCTGCATCAGCAGATGGATATGCAACAGGGTATATATCTCCTGGATTTTTATCAGCAATACCTCTTACATTACCTTCTCCATCTTTTATATAAAAGTAAATATTATGTTGACCAAGATCATTAACTTTTATATCTGCTCCTAAAATATCTGTTTCTTGTCTTTGATGAAAGAATGATGGTGGATAATAAGCACCTGTATATGCAACAGGGTTGTTTGGATCTCCTGTTATAGAATTTGTTGTTCTGTTGTTTTCACTCCATGCAATTTTTCTATTAACATCTGAAACAGGGGCAGGAAGATTAATAACTGCTCCTTTTATATAATTTGCTGATCTTTTATCAATAGGTAATTGTTGTACTAAAGTGTTTCCATCATAAAGGTCTAATGTAAAAGTTTCTCCATAACTTCCAGGAGTTCCTCTATCAACACCAATAGAAACATTATACTTGTCTTTATCTTTTCCTGCTAAAAAGTTAGTAAATTTGTCAACATCTATTGTTCCTTTATAATTATCAATCACTTCATTAAGTCGTTGATTGACAGATTTAATTTGGGGCTCCTTAGCATCCTCAGGATATAACGAAACAACTAGAGGCTCATTGCCTAACATTTTTTGTTTTAACAC